ATGGGAACGATCGTTGAGCGCCGTCGCGGCGACGGCACGACCGCCTTTATGGCAAAAATCATCCTCAAGAAAAAGGGCAAGATCGCCCACCGGGAGACAAAGACATTCGATCGCCGGCCGGCCGCGAACGCATGGATCGCCAAGCGCGAAGAGGAGCTATCTAGGCCGGGCGAGATCGAGCGCGCGAACACGCCGAGCGTGACGCTCGCCCAGGCGATCAAGAAGTACAAGACGGAAAGCGTCAAACAGATCGGGCGCACGAAAGGCCAGGTGCTCAATTCCATCCTGGAGTTCGAGATAACCAACAAGCCCTGCGACCAGATCGCCAGCCACGACATCGTTCAGTTCGCCACCCAGCTTGCGAAGACGCGCAAGCCGCAGACGGTCGGGAACTATCTTTCCCACCTGTCCGAAGTCTTCACCGTGGCGCGGCCGGCATGGAACTACCCGCTCGACCGGCAAGCGATGGATGACGCGCTTATCGTGGCGCGCCGGCTTGGGCTCACAGGCCGCTCAGACAGCCGCGACCGCCGCCCGACGATCGATGAACTCGAGAAGCTCATGACGCACTTTGCCGGTCGGAAGGCGACCGCGATCCCGATGACGAAGCTTGTCGCCTTCGCGATCTTCTCGACCCGACGCCAGGAGGAGATTACCCGGATCACATGGGCGGACCTGGACGAGGAGCACAGTCGCGTCATGGTCCGCGACATGAAGAACCCGACCGAGAAGATAGGCAACAATACGTGGTGCGACCTCCCGCCCGAGGCGCTGGCGATCATCCAGAGCATGCCGCGAGGAAATGGGCCGATCTTCCCGTACAAGCCCGACACGATCGGCTTTGCTTGGCGCGATGCCGTCGCCATCCTGGACGGGATCGAAGACCTCAGGTTTCACGACCTGAGACACGAAGGCATAAGCCGCCTATTTGAACTCGGCTGGAATATCCCGCACGTCGCCGCCGTCAGCGGGCATCGATCGTGGCAAAATCTCAAACGGTACACGCACATCAGGCAACGTTCTGACAAATACGCCGGCTGGAAATGGCTGGAGATCGTCGCGCCCCAAAAAGAGAAGGCCGAGGAACGGGGGTGACAATCCTATTCCTCGGCCTCTTGACCGGTTGCACGGGTCAGGACGGGCGCTACACCCGATTCGATTTATACCGCAGCTGCGACCGATTTGTAAGCCGCCGCGCGCTGCTTGTGCTGATTGGCCTTGACCAGGCAGACCACGACAACGACCACGACGACAGCCGCGATGACACCGATCAGCCACCAGTTCGGCCCGCTGTTCATGACGGCATCGGTTCCGCTCGCGCCAGTGCCACCGGCCACCGCGCCGCCCGCACCATTGGTCTGCGTCTTAGCCTTGCCCGCCGCCTTGTCGGCTTCAACGTCAAGCTCGATCTTGCGGCTCGCTGGACTCGTTCCTGAATTGGCGAGCCACATGGCGACGGCCTTGGCTTCAACGTCTGCAACGCGCGCTGACCAGCCGCGTTTAAACGTGTTCCAGATTTTTAGACCTTGCATGAAGCTGAGCCGCTTGGCGCAAAACTTCTGGATGGTCTTTTTCTTGTCGGCCAGGATCAGCGCCTTGAGCGTGCCAGCGCCAACCTTGCCATCGGCCGCGACGCCGACGACGCGCTGCAAATCGCGCACCGCACGCGACGGACCCGAGTTGATGCCATAATCCATAGTCGCGAGATCGACGCCGAACGGCAGATCGTCGCCACGGATCGGCGTCCAGAAGCCGTCACGGTAGATGAATTCAACATCGGTCTGACTGATGTTGCGAAGCTGGGTCTTGCTCGCGCCCGGCTTGTATCGCCGGAACGTCCCGAGCGTGATCCCCTTCATGGTCGCGCCGCCTGGGTCTTTCTTGTTGTCGGACCAACCGCCTTCGTAGGCCAGAGAGACGGGCAAGCATTTCGACAGGTTTCCAGTCGCCATAGTGTCAATCCCCGTTGGGTGTGAAGCTCGACAACTATCCCCGGCAATAGTTGGCGGCATCGAACACCCCCGCGCGGAACTCCTTGCCAATCGCATCGTGAGAGATTGGTTGAAAATGGCCGTCATCGTCCGAGGGGATCGGCGTCGGGCCGCGCATGGGGTATCGGGACCATGAACCCGGCGAAATGAGGCAAATCACGGTGACGGGGCCGCGACCGGAATGAGCCGGGCGCGGCTCTTTCATTTCACCAATCCATTTTCTCGTCGGCATAGGTCAGCAAGTCAGGCTTGCCGCTCCGGTAGATCGTCCTGTCTTCGCCATCCTTGCGGTCGCGCTCAGCTTGCCATCCAAGCTTTTTCATGATCCGCCCGACGCGATCGGAATGACGCCGGTCAGCATCCTTTTTCAGGATGCCGAGCGTCTCGAAAATTTCCAACTGAGTGACTGACGTTCTTGTCTTGAGCATCGGCGCGATGTGGCTGACCCATACGTCGACATCGGTGCGCTTTTCCTGCTCTGCCTCTACTGTCGGGGTCTCGTCTTCCTTGATCCACCATTGCGCGCCGCTCTTGAACAGCGCCACAGCCTCAGCCCAAATCTGATCACGGTCGCGGTGGATCGCGTCGATATCGATCTTGCGGCATTCGAGCGGCCAGAACCGGCGCGCACCGGTTGGATCATGCAGATACGGATTGCCTTCCGGGTTGATGGTCCCGGCCATCACCACGCGGCGAGGCGCTTCAATGACGGACCGGCCATATGGCGGGCGGAACCGGTCAATCTGCCGAGGCAGGAATTTTTTGACCGCGCTGGTTTCGGCGGCTGAGAAGCGGTGCATTTCAGCGACCTCAAGACCCCATACGCCTTGCAGTTCCATTATCGCGTCTTTGGAGCCGATATCCGACAGGTTGTCGCTAAAAAACTCGTCGCCATAAAGAGCCCTGATAGCAGTCGACTTGCGCAAGCCTTGCGGCCCTTCAAGGATCGGCATCGTGTCGACCTTGCAGCCAGGCTTGAGCCCGCGCGCGACGCTGGAGATCAGCCAACGTTCGCTCACGATCGGCGCATAGGTGTCGCCGAGGCACCCGAGGTAATCGTTGGCGAACCGCTTCACGCGCTGCTTGCCGTCCCAGGCCAGGCCTTCAAGGTATTCAGTCAGCCGGTCGAAGCTCGAATGTTCCGCGACGGTCTGGATCACCGCCGCTATGTTCGACGCCTTGGGCGTCATGTACCGCCCTTCCAGCCACATGACCGCCTCGCTGTAGTCGCGATCCTGGACGGCGCGCGGCTCCCAGGCCGAACCCTTCCCCGCCCACGGCGGCGCGCGCATCAGCATGACGCGCAGTTTGAAGGCATCGAAGGCGAACACGTCGACCGTTTCGGGATGGTTTTCGAGGAACAGCGCCCAATTCTTGGTAGCGCCCGGCTTGATCTTGCCTTCCTCATTGCAGATCAGGCCAAGCTGCCAGCTATCGTCAGCCTTGACCGTCTTGCGCGTGTGCAGCTGGGTCACGGTCGCGGGCTGGGCCTGCTCCACCGTGCGGGCCTCTGCAACGGGCTTGGCAGGGCCGGCGGCGGGCGGAACGCGCTCAGCGGCCTCGCCTGCCGGTTTCTGTTGCGGCGGCGACCATGGCCGAGCGGTAGCGCGCATGAAGGCGTCAAGCTGATCCTTCGACCAGCCGTCATCGATCGCGTCGGCGCAGTCCCACCCCTTCTTAGGCTGCTTGCCTTCCTGCCAATCTGAAAATGAATAAGTCATTTCTTGGCAGCGCGCCCGGTCTTGGCCCAAGTCATGCGGCGACCGCCGCCGCGTCCAAGCTTCACGTCGATGTCGAGACCGCGAGCGCGTATCTTCTCTTTGAAATTCCGCATGCCGACTGACAGGCTATTCTCTGCCATTTCAGGCCCGCCATCGGGATCGTCGGCGTACAGCACATCAACGATCTCGCCCGCCGAAAGGAATTTGCCGAAGTTGCCGGCGAAGATAGCGAACAGCGCCCGCTCTTTGCGCGTCAGACGGATCGTCTTCCCGATCTCGACCGGGCTTCCGGTTCCTTCACGGAAGCCGCAGCAAGGACAAGCGCTCATTGTGCGGCCCTCAGCATCATCTTGACCGAACAGCCCAGCCCCGTCAGGAGCCCGGCGATCTCGCCGGCAGTCTTCAGGCCGGGCTCATCGTCATCCGGCCAGATCACCGCCGAGCGCCCGGCGAGCGGCGACCAATCCACATGGTTAATCCCGTAGGTCCCCCCCGGCCAGGTCACGACATTGCGCCCGCTGGCGGACGCCAGCTTATCGCGGCATTTCTCGCCCTCGACCACGATCACTTGCCCATCGCGAAGCGACATAAGCCCGTAGAGCGGGCGCGGCCTGGGAAACGGGAAGCGGGACCAGCATTCTTTGCCGTTCGGCAGACGCACCCACATCACCATGGGCGTTTCCTTGCCGCCGTCTGGTAGATCGTGGCGCAGCACATAGCCGATCAGCGACCCATCTGCGCGGGAGTACGGGAACACCATCGACGGGGCGAACGACCCCCATTCGCGGTCAGTGTCGGCGCGCTTCGGGTTGTAGAGCGTGACCTTGCGCCCGACGACGATCTCACCGGCAGGATGTAGCGGCACGATCCCCGCGTAAACGTCCCTCGCCTCGACCTTGCGCGGCGTGATGTTTGGGCCAGCCTTGCCGCCGCCGAGAATGCGGATCGCTTCCTTGAGATCGACGCCCTTGATCCCTTGAACAAAGTCGAGCACGTCGCCACGCTCACCGCAGCCGAAGCAGTGGAAGCGCTCGACGTGATCGTTGCCCGTGAAGATCGTAAAAGACGCGGTGTTGTCGGCGTGGAACGGGCAGCAAGCCACCCGCTCTTTGCCGTCTTCCTCAAGTCTGACGCCGAAGCTTTCAGCCGTGGCAGGTAGGGAAACCTCGCGCCGTATGCGCTCGACATCGTTGGCCATTTTGCAATTCCCTACACTGATTTGCCTGTTGCGAATATCACAACATAGCGTTGAGCAAATCGCAAGAGCTTGCCGACGATTTGCATAAAATCTTAGGAGGCGGTCAGCGCCAGAGGATTTGATTTAGGTCCGCTTCGTTGCGGGCAACACCCGCCCTGCCGCCAGCATTGTTGACCGCATCGACCCACGCGGTTTGTTCCTTCGTCGGCCTGCCGTTTTCCTTCACCTCGACCTGAGCGTAAACGGCGACGGTTGAGCCGATCATGTCGTGAGTGATCTCGACAGGAACCCAGCCGCCAAGATCGGACATACCTTCAAACCCGGCATGGAACGGGCGAGCGTTGCGGATCACGACATCGCCGGCCGCAAGCCGGAAATGACCCGGCCCGCGCTCGACCTTGCCTACCCAGGCCATGCCGACTTGCTGCCTGAAAAGCCGCGCCCCGAGAGAGGACGCGAGCTTTTGCAGCCGGCGCATGAGATCGCCCTCAGCCATCAGCGAGCCCGACAGTCGGCAACCATCGCCAACCGCTTCTCGCCATAGGTGATCCGCTCCGGTATGCCCGAAGCAATCGCAAGCTTGGCCGTATGCTCCAGCGGGCCAAACCTATCTGTCTCGATTGCGCCGGCCTTCACCGCGAGCGCTCGCTTGCTCATGGCAATATCGAAATGGACCCAACTGGCATTGCGATACTTCCCAAAGGAAAGCGTCTGATGCCCCTGTATCCATTTCCTCTGGACGCCGATCTTGTCGGCCATCGTCAAAAGCTCATCGTCAGTATCGGCCCACATGTGGCACATAACCATGTTGCCGAACGGCGCTTTCATGTCGTCAACGTAGACGCCCATCATCGCACCTCAGAACGGGATTTCGTCGTCAAGCTGACGCGACGAAGACTGGTTAGAGCCCTCGCCGTTCCGCGCCGCGCCGCCCGATTGCGCGCCGTAGCCGCCGCCCTTGTTGCCCGGCCTGTCTGTGTTGCCGTTCTGATCGGGGCGAGCACCGCCGCCGCCATCGCCGAGAAGGATCAGCTTGGCGTCGAAGCCGGTCAGGACAACCTCAGTCGCGTAGTGCGTGACGCCATCCTTTTCCCATGTGCGGGTTTGCAACTCGCCCTCGACGTAGACCTTGCTGCCCTTCTTGACGTACTTTTCGATGACGCCGATCAAGCCGTCATTCCAGACAACGCAACGATGCCACTGCGTCACCTCTTTCTTTTCGCCCGTGTTCTTGTCCTTCCAGCTTTCGGACGTGGCCAGCGAGAAGTTCGCGACAGAGTTGCCGCTGTTCAAATTCTTGATGTCGGGATCAGCGCCGAGGTTGCCAATCAGCGTGACCTTGTTGAGTGAGCCGGCCATTTCAATGAACTCCCAGGATGAGGCGATACCCTTGGCGATACCCCACGTTTTCGACGGTGATACCGGACCCGGCCAAGCGAGCCCGAAGGTGGCAGAGCGCCACCTTGAAAGCGGCATACATGCGCGTCGGCGACGGCCCGCCATCGGGGTCATCAGCGTACATCGCGTCAAAAATTCTTTCGGTCATGACGGGCATTCCCTTGCCCTTCCAGACCGCACCGAGAATGCGCGCCTCAAGCGGCGTGACCTTGTAGCGGTCAACCACGATCGCGAGCGTAGGAACCGCCACGTGCTGTTGGCAGCACGGGCAGTTAATCGGTGAAAGTTTGAGTGTTGAATGGCTCATCATCATCGTTGGTCCCCGTACCTTTCCGCCTTTTTCGCAAGCCTCGCCGTGAGAACGTGAGCCGCCCATTTCGCGGGCGACTTCGACCTTTTCGCCGTTGTCGTTTCGAGTAGGATTTTCAGCTGCTTCTTGATGCCGGCGTCGAGATCGTCGGTTCGCCCGTCGATGATATCAGCCGCCAACTGGCGAGCTTCCTCATCGTGTCGCCGCTTCCGCTCACGGCGAACCGTCTCAAGGTCGACCTCCTCAAGCTCGCCCTCGACCTCATCGAGAAGGCGACCCATGCCAGCGCCATCATTCTTTCTGACCGGATAGACAAAGCCGCAGTCAGGGCATTGCGGAGCGGGCGCGTGCGAATAGAAACACTCTTTGCAGATGAGTACGCCCTCGCCGCGATCCGCTTTCTTGCGCCCCTCAAGCGACCATTCGCGCTCCTCATCCGGCAACCCGTGACGGCCAAGGTTGCCGACCAGATCGAGAAGGATTGCCGGCTCTGGCTTCTTGCGCAGCCCGCGCCCGAGTTGTTGTAGGTGCTTCGCCAGCGATTGCGTCGGCGAGTATTGCAACACCGCCTCAATCGTCACGTCGCGATCGACCTGGGCGGCGAGATCGAAGCCCTCGCAGAACAGCGCGCAATTCACGATCACATCAATTTGCCGGTCGGCGAAGCCAACGAACGCCGAGCGGCGATCCTCTTGCGGCGTGTTGCCATCGAGCGCCACGGCCATGACACCGTTCGCGCGGAACTCAGCTGCGAGTTGCTCGCTTCGAATGATCGACGGCGAAAAGGCAATGGTGCGCTTGCCTCTCGCGAACTTGCGCCAGTGCCGCACCGCGCCGGCCAGCACCGCCCTGCCCGACATTAAGTCATCGATCTCCGATGCCACATAGTCGCCGTTGCGCGTGTGAACGCCCGACAGATCAAGACCGGCAGGAGCGAAGGCCCGATATTTCGAGAGGTGCCCATTGTCGATCAGCCAACGGACGGACGGCCCCATGACCATCGTATCCCACACGTCGCCGAGCGGCTTCCCATCCAGGCGCTCAGGCGATCCCGTCAGGCCAATCAGCCTTGCGAGCATTTCCTTGTAGTGCAGAGCGACCGCAGCCCATCCGCTCGCCGCACTCAGGTGCGCCTCATCCACCATGATGTAATCGGCGGGGATCTTCCCGAGCCGGTTTTTCAGCGTTGCGATAGAGGCGATGAAGACCTTGTGATACGGGTTGAAGTGATAGCCGGCCGCGATGTAGGAAAACGGGATACCGAACTTCTCAAAGGTCTTGGCCGTTTGAGTGATCAGATCGACACGGTGAACGCAGAAGATCACGCGCTTGCCCGCCGCAATGATCAGCTTGATCAGCGCCGCCGCAAGCACCGTCTTGCCGAAGCCGGTCGGCGCATAGACCAGGACGGCCGCCGACGAACGCAGCGCCACCCGGAGCTTTGCCCGCACGTCTTCCTGATCAGGGCGAAGCTGGATCATCAGTCTGGCGCGCCGAGCAGGAGTTGCGCCTTGGGAGCTTCAAGCGACTTCGCGCCCGACGCCTCGGACGTGCAGAGCCGGCCCATGCCGTCGCGGCAAAGTGCGCCGTTCCAGGACATGTGATCCAGGCGCATGCGGTCTTTGGTAGTTGAGCCGTCCGCCATCAACCGGACAAAGCCGCCCGCCGTTTTTGCGTATAGGAAGCCGTCGCGCTCATAGAGATCGACTTGCTTGTAAACGCCTTTGATGACGACGATCGCCGCCTCACCCTCGACTTGCTTGAAAAATCCCACGTTACCGCCTCCCCGTAACCATGTGCTTGATCGCGTCCTCATGCGGCGCAATGCGGCGCAGCCGGGCGGCGATCAGGCGCAAATCCTCGGCTTCCTTCTTGGTGACCGTCATGTGCGTCTCGACCGCGTCGGAGCCGTCGCGCATAACGCAACGGGCGGCTATCTGATCGATGAATTCCGCCTGCTGCCCGATGGTCATGGGCCTGGTGTCGCCGGTCATTGAACTTCCGGCGTCAGATCGTCAGAGGTGAGCGGAACCTTATGGTCAGCGGCGGCTTGAATGATCAATTCCTGATCCTTGCCGCTGATCAGCCCTTTCTCGTCGCTAAGCGCGCGGCTGATCTTGGACCTGTGCCGATTGAGGACACGCGCGAACTGAGACGGCGACATGCCGAATTTCGCATGCACTTTCTGCCACGGAGTTTTGCATGGTTCCGCCAAGTGAGGTGTCTCCTTTTGATGCATGTTTCACAACAGTACGTTGCGATTTTCACATCGTCAAGGCATCTCAACACCGGGTTAACCAAAAAAGCTGGATTAACCAAAACGGCTCATACCGGGCTACCTCCCTTGCCCGTCTTGCCGTTTGTTGCGAAAGGTGCAACGGTATCAATGCGGCGGGATTATCAATCTCGCATACGGAAAAGTGCATGCAAAAGACTATGGAGCGTCCAGTCATCGATAAAGATTGGTTCATCGAAAAGCTGGCAGAAGGGGGCAAGTCCGTTCGCGGCTTGGCACGGCATCTTGGTGTTGATGCGTCCGCTGTTTCGCGGATGCTGTCAGGACAACGCAAGATGAAGATGGAAGAAGCCAACGAAATCGCACGATTTCTAGGCGCGCCCATCAGCGAAGTTCTAGTTCATTCAGGCGTTTCGATTGACCTGGATCAGCAATCTACAAGCATATTGCTTGCCGCGATCATTGACGAACGCGGCATCATGGAAAAGCTCGCGGACCCTAAGCCATTGCCGCAAGCGGTGATCGAGCGCGCCCAAGCGTCGATCACGGTTCATGGCAACAGCCGAATCATCGGGGCGCAGATACGAGCCCTGACCGGCCCGCTATCGGTTATGGATGATGCTGTCGTGCTGTTTCGACATTCGGACAGCGTTGACCCGGCAGCGATTGGCGTCCTGTCTATTTGTCGGACAAGAGACGGAGAACAGTTCTTCGGCAAGGTCGAACGCGCAAGGAAAACTGGCGAGGCCCATGTGATTTGCGCAACCGGCGAAGCTAGGGACGTTCTGCTAGAGGCGGCAACGCCCGTGCTGGTGATGATCCCATAAGAAAAGCCCGCCAGATCGGCGGGCTCTTCACTTCAAAATCACAGCCAATTGATCAGGCGAAAGATCGCCCAGGGTCGAAATAGCCGGCAGTGTAGACGGGTCGCCTCAGTGCGAGCGCAGCGAGCGTGTACAAGGCGTGATCCATCCGCATTGATTTCCCTTCCGTTGTGAGAGCCCTACGCGATCAATCTGACTGCGAGACAGTTGAGCCTGTGAACAGGCCAAAAAAACGCCCGACGCAGGGAGGTGATGCGTCGGGCGTGAGTGGGCCGCTCGGGAGGAGGTGAACGACTGTTGCGAATTACGCACAGATCGCCACACTCGTCAATCATAAAAATCCTGAAATTCTGAAATCCAGCCTATTGACTGTTGCTGGCTGTTGCGCATATCGTTGTGGTCTTAGCAACAGAAACAACACTAGGAGCAACAGCGGTGAACCAGATCGTCACCATCCCGAAGGGTTTCAAGGCGGGCGTCTATCACGGTATCCCGAATGAGGATTATCACGCCGGCCCCGGCATCTCTAAGTCCGGTCTCTGGACTATCGAGACGCAATCGCCGGCTCACTACAAATTCAGCGAGCGCGAGACCACCAAGGCTTTCGACTTCGGCGAAGCCTGTCACCTCGCAGTACTCCAGCCCGATCTATTCGAGGCCAACGTTGTTCGCGGTCCCGATGATCGGCGCGGCAACAAATGGAAAGACCTTGCCGAGGTTTGCGCCGCCGAGGGCAAGCTGTTGCTCACGTCCGGTGACTATGACGGCGTCCTTGCAATCCGCGACACCGTTCATGCTGACCAGCGGATCAATTCCATCATCACAGGCGGCAAGCCTGAGATCGAGGCGTCGGGGTACTGGATCGACCCCGCCACCGGCCAGATATGCCGTTGCCGGCCCGACCTGTACCGAAGCGATCTCGCCGGCATCCTGGACGTTAAGTCGGCCAGATCGGCGCACCCCGACGCCTTCGCCCGTGCAGTCGTCAACTATGGCTATCATGCACAGGAAGCCCACTATTCGGACGGCTGGCGCGTCTTGGGCCGCAACGTCGATTGGTTCGCCTTTCTCGTTTTCGAGAAGGAGCCGCCCTATGCGTTCGCAGTCTACGAGCTTCCGCCGTCCATCGTGGACGAAGGCCGCGCGATCATGCGCAAGGCGCTCGACACCTACGGCGAATGCGTCAAGGCCAACCATTGGCCGGCATACGGTGAAGGCGTCCAGGAGCTTTCGTTTAAGCGCTGGGCCTACCGGCTCACCGAAGCGCCGGGCATCGACGGCGAGGAAGCGGCTTGATGCTGAACCTCGCCGACCGGACCCGAAATTTCTGGTGCGCGGCGTACTTCTATCGCCGCGCCGATCCGAGCAGAGACCGCGCCATCGTCCCGAAGGTGCTTGAGCAAGTCACCACGAAAGCCAACGGCACGGTCAAGGATCGCGCCGCAACCCTCCTGAGAGAGATCAATGAACCAGATCGCAACCCTCCCCGCGCTTAAGCAGAACATCGCCAAAATGGGCGCGGAGTTCGGCAAGGCCCTGCCAGGCCACATCAGCGCCGACAAATTCGTTCGCACCACGCAAACGGCTATCGCCCTCACCCGCAACATCGACAAGGTGCGCAACCCGCAATCCTTGCTCGCCGCGTGCACCAAGGCGGCATCGGACGGCCTTATCCTGGACGGGCGCGAGGCCGCGCTTGTCATCGACAACAACGGCGACGTTCAATATCGGCCGATGATGCGCGGGCTTCTCAAACTCGCTTACAACAGCGGCGCGATCAAAAGCCTCGTTGTCGAAGCGATCCGCGAAAACGACCTGTTCGACTATCAGCCGACGCGATCGGCAGAACCGATCATTCACAAGATCGACCTCAAGTCAGATCGCGGCGAAGTCTATGCCGTCTATGCCCTCGCGGTATTCAAAGACGGCGGCATTGTTCATGAGGTTATGACGGTCTCGGACGTGAACCGCATTCGCGACCGATCCGACGCATGGCGGGCGCACAAGGCGGGCAAGATCAAGTCGACGCCCTGGGCGACCGACTGGAGCGAAATGGCGCGCAAGACGGTGTTCCGCCGCCTGTCCAAATATCTGCCGGCCAGCAGCGACCGCGACGATCGCTTGCAGCAAGCCGCCGAGCGGATCGATGAAGATTACACGTTCGACATCGAAGCAGAACCCGCACCGGCCGGCAGCGCCCTTGCCTCGACCGCCAAGAAGCGCGGCGGCGCGGCGGCGGCTCTCAAGGACGTGACGCCCAAGCAGCAGGCAAAACAGGCTGCAAAGCCGCAGGAGAGCCAGCCGAAACAGGGCGGCGGCGATGACTATGATCCCGAGACGGGCGAGATCATGGACTATGACGGCCCCGATCAGAGGCCCGGGGACGACATATGAGCGTCGTCACCATCCCCGGATTTTCCCGCGTGGAAATCAGGACGCGCGGCAAGGATGATCTCTCCCTTGCCGCCGCCGAACTCAAGCGCCTTGCCGGCGAACTCGAAAGCATCGCCGGCCAGGATCACAACGACGAAACCGCGACCATCCTTGCGCACCACAAGATCAAGGCCACGTCGCAAATACTCAGGGGCAAATGATGCAGATTGAAGACGGCAAGTTCTACACGACCCGAACAGGCGGCGTTGTCGGTCCTGTTCGCGCCGGTCCAGACGGAACGTATTTCTGGCTTGGTCGGACCTACACCAAATCCGGGAGCTACCATGCGGACGGAGAGAGCAGCCCTTTCGACCTAGTTGAGGAACGCGAGCACCCTCTCGCGGAGGCTAAGCCTGCCGCACCGCAAGAGAACATCTTGCAGTTCTTCGCCTATGACCATCTTCCGCCGACGATGAAGGAAGTCAGCCGCCCGTTCGGCGCTATGGCCGAAAACATGGTCAAGACCCTGCCGCGCAATCCCGAGCGCACCGTTGCGCTTCGCAAGCTCCTGGAGGCCAAGGACGCAGCTGTCCGCGCCTTCATCGCCAAGTAACCACCCACGCCAGCAACGGAGATCATCCACATGGCAAACCAGACTGGAATAGCAATCGTGATCAAGGCGTTCCTGCCGACCGGCAGGACAATTGATGAGCAGTTCGCCGCGCTTAGCATCGTGAAGACAGCGCACGAGACCGGCGACTATTCGGCGCTGTTGCAGGCGTCGACCGTCGAAGAGGTGAAGACCGAGCAGAAGACGCGCCGGATCGAGGATCAGACGCAGACCACGCAGGAACCCTCGACCGAGGGCGAGCAGGGCCAGGGTACGGCCAGCGAGCAAGGCGGACAGGCCCCGGCCACAACGACCGCCAGCGAGGCCGCAAGCGCGAAGCCAGCGACCGAGACCGCCAGTGACGCCGATGTCCCGGAATTCTTGAAGAAGGACAAAAAGTCCAAAGCTGCATAATTGCTGTTGCGATAATCGCAACATGTTGCTATCAAGGGCCACGAAGCGTTTAAACGCCGTGGCCCTTTTCGCATCAGGAGCGCAACACATGGTCGTGACACACAAAGGCTGCTTGGAATGCGGCAAGCTCTGGAATGACCGCAAGCCCGGCCGCGAGTTCTGTTGCTCATCCTGCCGTCTGACGTTCAACAATCGACGGATGAAACGCGGCGCTGAGCTTTACGATTTATTCCGTGCCATGCGCCGCGAGCGCGATCAGGCGAAGCTGCTTGGCCTGTGGTCGGAAATGTGCCGCCTCGAATTGCAATATCAGATCGAGGACGAAGCCCAGCGGCCAGGCCGGCGTTCCTACATGCCGCCGAAAAAAGCCCTCGCCAATCTGTTTGACAAGGGCTCTTTGCCGCGCGGTGATGTGCTGACTACGAATGCAGCCGGATTGCGCCGCCGCTAGTTCCAACAGCCTTGCGAGACGCCGAACCGATTATGACCCGCGATCCCCTGCCCTGCGGCAACGTCATTGCCGGCCAGATAGACGGCTGTCGCCGGTTTCACGGGAATCTTATTCCACCCCGCGCAATTGCTTGCAGTCGTCTGGCAGCCCGCCAAGCTCGACGCACAAAGCAGAAGCATCCATATTCCGAACTGTCGCATCGACATCAGTCCTTTTCTTGTAAGCCTTCACCGTGTCCGCCAGGACAGCCACGCGCCCGTCAGAGCGGCCCTTGGCGTATCCGCCGAGGAACAGCGCCGCGCAGATCGCCGTCGCCGTCCCGAGCTTCCACAGCAGCGCGGTCACCTGTTCGCCTCGTCATCATCCGGCAGCACGGCGGCGCGCGGGCGCATCCAGATGTTGGCCAGGACAACGGCGATCGTGAAGTACGGGAGGTACTTCGGCGGGATGATGTCGCCCCAATAGACGCCGCCAAGCTGTTGCAGGATTTCCGGCAGAGCGAGGGCGACGGCGGCGAGGATGTTGAAAATCCAGGTGCGCCAGCGGCGCAAGGTCTTGATCATGGGAGGTCTCCGGTTGGACGGAAGACCATTCACCGGCAAGAGTTGCAGCGAGAAATCAGGTGATCCGCAGCCAATGCCGAACCGCCGTCACAGCGGCATCACCGGCCCACATGAGAAATGCGCCGAAGGAGAGCCCGCCAACGGCCAGGAGCCCCGCTATCCCGATCCCTAGGGACTTCATGCGCTTCCAATCCTCAAGCGAGGGATCGACTTTCTCGTTGAGCGCCTTCAACTCGTTTCGAACCTGGGCCTCAATCTTGCCGGCAATTGTGACATCGGTTCGCAGGCTAGCTATCTCTGTCGCATGTTCGTCAAGGCGGCGGTGTATCGATGTGCGGCTTTCGTGGGCGCTGCGCTTTTCTTCCTTGAAGTCATCGCGCAATTGCTCAACGCCTTCTTGAACGCGCCCTAGGGCCAGGAAAATATCTTCCAGGGAAGCCAAAAGCCCAAACCTCGCGCCGCCGTTTTGAAAGCCTTAGAGGCGAAAGGTTGACCTGATAAACGGCAACGCCCGCGCGAAGACGGGATGGCCGGGCTCCAGCGGCGGGACTTCATTAGCCGGACGGCCCATCGGCGTCGGGCTCGGTGCCGGTAAAACTGGCCTGCGCCTATTGCGATCTCACGATAAGCTTTGTCGCGTTGGGAAGATCGCCAAGCAGGGAATAGCCGGCTTTCTGGAACCCGTCCGGCACGACTGCGGCATCCCCGATGGGGATATCGGTTGCCGCTATGTCGGATGGCGGCATTGTTTCAGATGCGGCGGAAAACTGGTCAATCGTGGTTTCACCATCGCCCGCGTCAGAGACATCCCAATGAATCGGGCGACCGTTGGCTTTTGCATATATCGCTGCCGTTGCCTTGACGTAGTTGGCTCGCACAGTGTGGGCGCGCTTTGCGGACAACAGGGCACAAGAGGAAGCTCCAATGACCGCAACCGCCACAACAGCTAGAGCGGTCCATGGTCGGCTTGACAACGCCAGCGAGGATGAACTGACCGCCACGGCCATCAGAGACCCCATGGCAATTATGGTCAATAGCGGCGCCAAGTGGATCCCGGGGCCAGTAAAGTCGACCCACAGGAGGCCTGAAATTGTCGGTGCGACTACCGGCGCCAGTGGCGCATGGATGAATGGCTTCAGCACTATGACAGCCGTCACCAAGACCGAGCCAATGACCAACACGATGGCGCTGGCTTGCTTCTCTCGCTGTCCGAGCCACACCAGCCCCAGCCAAACAATGACGGTTGAAGCGCCGTCGACGTAGCGGCCATAGATGACGTGATCTATCCGACCGGGCGTCATCATCTGCATGACAGAAGCCGCTGTGATTGCCAGCATAGCAGCGACTGAGAAAAGGATCATCGGTCTAACGGCGGGGCGCGATTGAACCATCTGCCAGCAAGCCAATAAGCCAACGACAAAGAACCCCAACGAGGATGCGATCAAGGACCAGAGTTGCCCTATCGACACGGCGACGGCAGACTTGAACCCATAAGGCGTCATCAGCGCTTGCAGAAAGCCGGCTATTCTTCCGCTTTGTGATAGGTCTCGCCCCCAGATCGCTATCTCAAAGTGGTTGTTTGCAGCATCGACCCCGAACCAGAGCAGGAGCATGGCAGCAGCCGACGCCCCAACTTCCGTCCAAGTCGCCTTTTGCATGGCCCGGGCAACGACCAGCGCCACGAATGCTACCGGGACGATACCCAGCGCGCGGGGATGAATGGCGTAGAGAATGATCACCATGGCCCCGAACAGCACCCAACGCCATGGCCGCCCAGCCACCCAAGCCGATGTGAACGCAAACACGGTAAGCAAAAAGGCCAGTCGAAAGGTCGCATCGGACCACACTACGGCATTGTGATAGGAATAGGCTGGGAATACAGCCACCAGGAACGAACAGGCGACCAGAAACAATGACCTGGGTTGCCCTATCTTTTCGGCTATCCCGATCAGAACTACAGGCACCATTGCGGTTGCGAGGCAACTGACGACTACGCCGATCCTGTAGACCGTCGCCACATCGCTCGTTACCCAGAATGCCGGCGTCAACAGGACGGCGTGTCCGAAGCTGTAGTTCGCTAAAGTAGAAAGATTGAGCGCTTCGCCAGTCGCGAGGTACTTTGCGATTGCGAGATACCCCACCTCATCCGGCAAGACGGGAACGGTCCCGTCAGACGTGGCGTAGACCAGAATAACGAACAGAACCACTCCGGCCGCCGCAATCCGACTAAAACCGACCTGACTGCTCATGCCCTGTCAGAAGCCAGGGCACGCCACGGAGTAAGGGACGCCTTGCGGTGCTGTCTTTTCCGCTTCGCTCATGCATTTCTCGATGGCGCCGGGCATGACGGTTGATCTCGAATGGCCGAAGATGGCCAATCCGACGACGAGAAGCGCCGCTGCGATCGCAAAGTAAGGTTTCGGCTGGGTCATTCTCTTTCCATCGCACCATAGCCACCTGATTGCAATGCGGTTTCTTCGCGGTCGCGTCAGGCGTTCTTTATCCGGGCTTCCCAGCCGAAGAACCAGTTCGCGCTAGCCGCCGCGTTCACGGTGACAGTGAATGTCGTGGCCGTAGCGGCGCTGACCCAGAAGCCGGTCAGGGTCGATGTCGCAAGGCTTGTTGTCGGCGTGATGCGAATGTCCGTAACGGCAGGCGTGAAGCCGAGGCCGTGGTTTATGACCGCCGACGAAGCCGCCGAGTTGACTACGCCCGCCCCCTGGTTGTTGGTCTTAGCCCCGGCGCAATTGCGGATGATTGTCCCGGTGCCGTTGTCCACGATTGGCGTTGTGCAAAGCGAAGCGTCGATGTTGTCGAGCGTAATCCCATTCGCGCCAGCGTCGATCTGGACGCCCCGCGTCGGGTTGTTCGGGCCGTAGCCGAGATTTGTGCCGATAGTGACATCACGGACCTTGCCTGTCGTCCCAGAGACGAACTGGATTGCCGGCAGGTTGGCCGTGTTGCTGGCGTTGATATCAGCCATAAGACCGCCGCTGATCTGGGTGTCTTTTGACCCAGTATCCACCAGGATGCACCGACCGCCAACATAGGTCCACTGGCAGCCCTCAACGACCGTGTGAACAGCGTCGGCCAGATAGAGCCCGGTGGCGGTAAGGAACGATGAGAACCAGCACCCAAAGAACTTGGTGCCAACAGCCTTGAAGACCGCCGCAGCCGTGATCATAGCGCTATCGAACAGGCATCCATTGAAGACGTGGAACAGCGAGCGATCCGCGTTCGAGGTGCTAAGCGCATCGATCAGCAGTGGATAGTCCCCGCCTGAGACTTCCGTACCATCGTAGACGCCAGCATGGCAGCGGCCATAAATGCGGATGCCGCCATTGGTATGACCGTTGACCTTGGTGGCGAGCGTGCCGGTAGCCCCAGACGTGCTTCCGGTCAGAACCTGGCTGACGGTCGGAACCGTGGCGGTGAACACGCCCTTGTAGTTGTTGCTTGCGTCCTTGAAGATCGTCCCAGAGCCACCAGAGAACGTGACCGTCTCGCCGCTCTGGAACGTGCCGGTTATCCCGGTCATCGTGATCCATGAGCTATTCGCGGCAAAGACGCATCCGGGTGCAAGATGGATTTCGTTTGTGCCGTCGATAAAGAATGCCGAGTAGCGCGTGTCGGTCGATGTCTGCCGCGAACTCGTCACCCATCCCGAAACCGCATGGACGCCAACGTAGCAGCCGTCCGTAGATATCTGATCGACCACGCCGCGAGCCTGCGAGCCACTGTCGAACAGAATGCAGTCACCAACAGTGGGCGCTATGTTCGGGGTCTGGCGCTCGAAGCGTACCTGCTTGACCGAGCCATAGAGTTGCGATGAGAACCGGAAGCCACGCGTTGCCGTGCCGGAAAACACCAGCTTGGCATTGGATGCACCCTTGTCGGAGGATACCTGCTGGCCCTTGGTGCATTCGATATAGGCCGAGCCATCGGTGGTGTAGTACCCGAGCGTGGCCTTCAATTCGCCGCCGATTGTTACACTGTCCGCCCATTTCTGCAGCAGCGTCAGTGAATTGGTCGCCGTGTTCAGGTTGTCGCCGGCAAACCATCCGGCATAGCTCTTTTGCAGGCCGGCGATAGCGCCAGTGCCAGTGAGATAGAACCTTTGCTTCTTGGGCGCATGTATTTCAGGCTCGGCTAAATTGAAGTCGACCGTCACGCCATTGGCAACCAAGAACTTCGTTCCAGATGAGAACCGCAGCGTCTTTGTCGGCGTGTAATTGGTGCCTATGAAATAGCTGGCATTCTTGAGGCGGATCACCTCTTCGGCGGTCGCTTCCAGCGCCACAAGAGCAGCCACATCATTGGTGACGCCATCGGCGGCCGGCGTGCGCGCAAAGGAGTTGATGAAGGGCGAGCCGAGAATGTCGCGGACCTGGGCGGCCGTCTTCGTAAGATAGCCGGAAGCATCCGGCTTAGCCTGGAGGAACGTGTCGGCCGAGACCGGAGGCAGGTTGATACTTGCCGCCGACGCCGCCGCAGCGATAGCCGAAGCCGAAGCCGAAGCTGCATAGCCCAGCGCCTTGCGCATCCAATTGAACGCGGAAAACCCAGGCGCGTGAACGCCGTCGTTTACAGCAACGTCCTCATCCTTTTGAGCCCACTCCCATGCCGTCACAGCAGACGCCGCCGCAGCGGTTGCGGCCGGGCCAGCGGCGACAACTTCCGCAGCTATGCCCGCAACCGTAGTCACGTCATCCTCAATCCCCGCGACAGTATCGATCTCGTCGGCGCTGTCAGCCAGCCGCAAGATGTCGTGCACCAAACCATCAAGCTGGGCAGGGTCTTCCGACGCCGGAATGGTGACGGCGCGGTTGATTTGTTCCTGCAATTGCTGATCGCGCATGACGGCAAGATCAAGGCCGGTCTCAACCGTCTCGGCGTAGTAAGCGCCTTGGTTTTCAAGATCGATTTCCTGTGTGAAGGGAACGTGCGGTAGGAGCGTCAGCGTCTGTCCGGTAGGCAATGCCACAGTTAGCACGACTTGGCCGCCCTCAGGCGCTCTCACCCCTGTAACCGCGTAATCGGCCGTGAGGGTCAGAACCGTTTCGACGCCAGCGGCATCAGCCTTGATCGCCCTGAGATAGCTCTCATCGACAATCCGAAATTCATAATCAAACGCGGTCGTGACCCCGTTGCCGTTGTAGGGGCCGGAACGGTTAGTTTCGCTTGGAACAGTCATGTGATCTCGCGCCCAAATGTTTCGGGCACGATAGGGGCCGATGGTTGCGGCCTAGAACTTCACGCGATCATTTCCCAAGACGGCCAAGCAGGTATTCGAGCGGCGAAACATCCTTGCCGTCAGCCTGCCTCCAGGCGGCGTCAACGGCGCGGTTGATTTGCGTCGCCGGCAGGCCGGTAGCCAGACCGGTCGCGTTGACGATCGACTTGATGAACTGCTTGCGCACCTCCCCCTTCTGGACTGACTTGCCGCCCTCCAGAAACGGCGTTGCGATTTCCTTGGTGATCGACCCATATGAGCCGCCGCCGTCAAAGCCTTGCAGCGGGCCGGTGATGTCGCGAACGCCGGGGATCGTCGCCATGACCGAAAATCCCGTCTGCTTGGCGAGGAAGGCCATCCAGCCGTCATCGTCATCGCCGCCGTCGCCGCTTGGCAGCTGGCCCTTGATCGCCGCGCCGATCACCGCCTCCAGCGTGAACAGGAAAGCCATGTCCAGCGTCCAGGAAAGCGCCTCCTGCCCCGAGCGAGCCGACAAACCCTCATCGCCGATTAAACGCTTGGCCTTGGCGGTGCGCTCATAGGCGACGTTGAACTTGGCGAACATGTACGAGCCAAGCGCCGTGAACAGCCGCACAACGTCATTCTGCCGCGCGGTGCGCGATACTGACCCGCGCTCGACCGCCGAGCGATCGGCAAACAGACCGGACGCCTGGGCGCGCTTCACCACGGCATCGGCATGGGCGACGGCCTTCGTCTCATCGTTGCCATTCTGCCGCAAGCCCTGCCGATAGCCGGCAAGCCATGTAGGAACGTCCGCCAGATACCATTGCGTCTTGGTCATCAGCCAGAACGCCAGCGGCCCGACGATCTCGGCTTTGATCTCACCCCAGCGCGAGGCAACCGGCCCGGTCTTCGGATCGGAATAGAAATCAAAGATATCCTTGTTGAACGTGGTCTGGCGTGTAGCCATGAACTGCGACTTGGCCGCAATGTCGCGCGCCATGCTGATCGGGTTTTTCGCCGCCTGCATGATGCCAACGGCCATGTCTTTCTTGCCGACAACAACCATCGACTGAGACAGGCCGGTAACCTGCATCGCAACCGTCGAAAGGTTGAATGCCAATTTAGCCGCGGTGAAATTCGACTTGAGCGTTCGCGCCGCCCGACCGACCAAATCGGCCGATTTCAACTCGCCCTCAGCCACGTCCTTGAGCCAGATTTCGAGCGCGTCAAAATCTGCCTGCTTGCCGGCGTCCATGAACGCCGAGCGGACCTCGCCGCTCTGGAGGATACGCCACGAATTCGCGACCGGCTCGCTTAGCTCCAGGTCATAGATGACTTGGTTGACGTGGCGATGCAGCACCGACATATCAAGCTCGACATCGCGGCCCGAGGACCGCGCACGTTCCTTGAGGTGACCTTGGCGCGTCTGCGCCTTGCCGAACCGGCCAGCCTGGAGCGCCGTGGCGATATCATTCGTTTCATCGTCACGCGCGAGCGACGACAGGCGCGGATCGTACTTCAACGGGTAATAGCCGCCCTTGAGCGTCTTCCCGGCGATATCGACCGGCGTTGCCTCGACCCATTGCGGTTCGACGCCAGTTGCCCGGCGCTCGCGAGCGGCGATATCGTCGCGGAACGATCCGACATAATCCCAGACCGACTGCACGAAATCGGCGTCGCGCGCATCGAGCTTGGCGATCACCGCCGAGATTTGCGCCTCAGTCAAAGATCCCCGAACTTTGGTATCGGTCAGCCTCGCCCGGTTGCCTTCGTTGCCGAGGTTAAGCGCGACCGCGATCCGTTCCCACTTCGAAAGCGCATAGCCAAGCTCAGGGATATGATGACGAACAGCCATGCGGCGGCGATCTTCCTTGGCGTAGACCGCATAGAGGCTTTCCAGATCGCTCGCCGCCTTTTCCTTGCGCGCGGTCAGCCGATCCGCCGCCTCATCAATCGGCGTCTTGATGTTGCGATAGGCCGCGCCCATGTCCTTGAACCCGTCGATCTCTCTAAGGATCGTTCCGGCGTTCAGCACAAGGTCAAAGAACTGGCGCACGGAATGCCGCAGCGATTCGCGCTTTGTGCCGACGCGACCAGGCGGGCGCTTGGGCATGTTCGCATCGAAGGCGGCGACGACATCGACAATCACCGCGTCGAGATCGCGTTGCTTTTGCGTGTCGATCAGCTTGTTCCAGCGAAGCGCCACATGCTCCAGGTTCTTAAGCGTGTCGACCACGCCCCGCAGTTCTTCGACCGGCAAGGTTTTGTAGGGACGGCGCGCTGCGTCGCTCAGGACGCCCTCAGGAATGGCAAGCTCGTTCTCCCGGCCAGCAGCCGTCATCGCGGCCACGAAGGCATTCAGCGCCCCTCGCCGGCTCTCAGCGGCCCCACTCAGCTTGCGGAAGTCGTAGCGCTCAAGGAGTTCATCGATAGCGCTCAGATAGTCGACCCGCGCGTTCTCTCTCCGGCCAGCGCCCGCGATCTTCTCTCGCGTCGATTTCTTCGCCAGCTTGGCAACGAAGTTTTCCGCCTTGTCGACTTCGCCGATCACGTTGCGCGCTTCCATGTAGAGCGCATGGTTGAGCAGTTGGCGACGCTTCGTTTCGATCAGGCGAGCGACCAGATCGTTATAGCCGTGCGATGTCGCGGTGCGCTCGCCGCCCTTGATCGTGAAGGCGTTGCCCGACTTGCTGACGGCCTCGCGATCAGGAACCGTGAACGTGCTTTGCGTCGTCGCGAACTTCTCGTTGTAGGCGTTGATCGCCGTGGCGACGGTATCGGGCGAGGTCTTGCCCTTCGACGCCGCGCGCGCCTTGCTTTCGATGCGACGGCGCGCGGCATCGACCCATACCTTGTCACGCGCCAGCATCGCGCCGAGCTTCGCGGCCTCATCAGCGGCTTTGCGTTCGGCGGCCAGGAAACGGATCGAGTTCACGGCATCGCGGACGCGCATCCGCGCAATCGACGCCCGAGCCGTGGCGCGCGCTTCTTTCGCGGTCATGCCAATGCCGGTTCCCGCGACCTCGACAACGGCCTTGAGTTCGGCGGCAATCCATTGCCCGCGCCTGTCACTGTGCAGCGCGGCCAGCGCCTCAGCCTCGATCGACCCATCAGTCAGCACGTCGCCATGCCGCTCGCGCATCAGCTTGTCTGTTTCGGCCTCAATGGCTTGCTTGCGCGGCGGCGCTTTTTCCATCGCCTGGATAAGCTCATCGCCACTGTCGAAGCCAAACCAGCCGGCAGCTTCGTCAGGGTCAATCCCGCCCTCGACCGCGTACATGGTCTGCATGCCGCGCGGCAGCGTCTTCAAGACGCCCTCGCCATAGAGCTCCACAAGGATATCCTTGGACAAGCGGATATCGGGCATGTCTTCCGGCTTGCCCTCGCCCCACCAGCGACGGTTGCCCATCCACTCCATCGCCCGATAGTAGCGATAGGTGTTGACGTTGCCTTCAACCTCATCGCGCACCTTGGCGCGCTCATCCTTGAACCACTTCTCTTGCGCGCGCTTCACCGGAGCCATGGCCTCGCGCAGCAGTCGCGCCTTGGCGTCATCCTCAGCCTGATCGCGCAGCTTGAGGAGCGACGCGAATTCGCCGGGCGTCAGGCCCATTTCCTCAGCTGTCGCGAAGATCGGGCCACGATCGCCAGCCTGATCCTTGGCCTTGGCGATCTCTTCGTCAGAGGCAATCATGCGGTCAAAGACCTCGCGAATGCCGTCAGACACAGTGACGTTGAGGCCGGCCAGCCGGCGATAGACCGAAATCAGCCAGGAGCGGAATTTCTCGAAAGCGCCGCGCAGTTCGATGGACGGCGCTTTGCCTTCCATTAGGTAGCTCTCGAACCCGCGCGCCCATTGCTCTTGCATGCCGACATCAATGGCTGCGTCCTTCATCAGATCGCCGGTCGTGCCGTTGTTGATCGCCGCGTTCACATCGTCGGCGGTCAGGGTGACATCGGGCATGACGCGCATGGCGTCTTTCGCCACGGCGTCGGCGTTCGCACTCCACCATTCCTTGACGCTGCCCATGTCGCCAGCGGCGGACGCCTCGCCCTTGTCGGCGAGATCGCGCAGCACCGTCAGGAAGTAATGCCCGCTCTCATGCAGGAATGTGGACAGATCGGCGCTTTCGAACAGCCGAACAACCGTGTCGCCGTTGCCGACGCCGCCGCCTGGGAATTGGATCGAGCCGCGCGGGCCGCGCACGTCGCCGGATTGCTCAAACGAGGTGACGGCAACGCGGCTGTCGTCATAGATGACATAGTTGGTTTTCTGGCTTTCGTGGCCTACGTATTGATGGCCTGGGATGCCAGCGCCCTCGCCCGTGCCGATGTGATCCGTTGAGAACTTGTCGAACAGATGCGGCGTGCCGTGATAGGCCGGCTGGGCGTACTTCTTTGCCTCATCTGCCTGATCAGCCTGGACAGCCTCACGGATCGCGGCATCACTGTCATCGAGCGAGACGCCCAAGCCCGACAGGTACGCCTCAATCTGATCAAGCTGCGCATTGTGATCCGCCTTGGCCGCGTCAACCGGTGCGGCGTGATCCGCCTCGCCGCGCATTTCGCGGCCGATCGCGTCGAGCAGCGCCTTGCCGATATTCGGCACTTGCCTGCCTTCCTTGATCGCGTTGCGGTATTCGGTCGCCACCGGATCGTTCGCCAGAAACCCGGCCTCAATCGCGGCCTGGGCCACGTCATCAAGCCCGTGCTTTTTGCCGCTCGCCTGCCCGAACATGTCGCGCACGCCGGCTATTGTCCCGCGCGCGATCTTGAGCGTCTTCTTGCCCTTCCGCTTGATCGTGGCGGCATCCATCGCCTTGATGTCGCCGCCGACATCATTGATCCCGCCGTAATCGGAAATGAACTCCAGCAGCGATTGCCGCTTGTCGAGACCGGCAGAGCGTTGGGCGCGGGCTTCGGCCAGCGTCCGGTTCAATGCGTCAACGTCGCGGAACTGCATGCCCTCAGGCAGCGATCCGCGCACTTGCGGCAGCGGATAAGCCCGCATGAAGTCTTCGACGGTCTGGCCCGAGCGTTCGGCCATGGTCCGATAGAACGCCGGGTAGAGCGCCGCCTCAGTCGTGGCTACGTCCGTCGACCGCCCGGCCGCGCGCAGCTGCGAGACCATCGTGTCATAGATTTGCTGTTCGTGGGACCGCGACGCCTCTTCGTCCAGGCGATCCGCCTCAGCCACTTGCCAGGCTTCGTCAAGCGCGTCTTGCGCGCGCTCATTGAACTCCTTCGCCTCCAGCGCCGTGAATTCGTTCGGATCGAACCGCATGTTCTCCATAAGGAAAGCATCGTGATCCGTGCCGGCGAGCTTCGCGGCATAGGTGGCAGTCGGAATTTGAAGATCCCCGCCGCCCGCAAGAGCAACGTCGAGATCGTCGCGGCTCATGCCCTCAAGCTCATCGACAAGCGCATGAGGATCGACGCCGAGGCTTTGGAAGTATGTGGCGAACTGTTCGGCCGGAACATAGACGTTCTCGACCGGCCCGTTCGCCGTCGCCGCCTCGACAAACTGGCGGAAGGTGTCAGGCGTCCGCGCGCGCACCTGAGACGCCTGGGCATTGGCCGATATCTCGCCAAGCTGGGCAACCGTGCCCTCAGCGACCTTGGCCTTGCGCCGATTGGCGGCGAACTCCCGGCCAGCCGCGCCCATTTCAACCGGCGCGGTCGCGATCTCAGCCACGCCCTCAGCGATGACATCGTTCCAGTCGACAGGCTGGCCCGCGGCGACGCGAGCGGAGTATTCGCCGGCAGCGCCGAGGATCGCCTGTTGAGCGCTCTGCGCAATCGCCTCGACAATCGGATTGTGTACCAGAGCCTTGCCGGCGAGACCGCCAGAGAGCAGATCGAACGCGCCGACAATCGAGCCGCGAATGACACCGCGATTTGCCGCCTCTTCCATGATCTTCGGATCAGCCAGAAGGCGTTGCACGTCTTCCGGCTTGCCGAGGTCGATCCCCTTTTCAGACAAGAAGTCAGCCGGCGCGGTGTACCGTTCGGTCACGTAGGAGCCGCCGCCGAGCGCCGCGACGCCAGCCGATGGACTGATCCGGCCAGCCACCAGCGCCGCCGCGAGTTGTGGCGCACTTTCGCCAGCTGTTTCCAGAGCCCACGACAAGCCGCCGACAGGATTGCGAAGGAACGCCGCGCCGAAGTTCGCAAGCGCCTCGCCGGGCGTAGCATCCTTGACGATTGCCGCACTTTCGAACGCCTGAGCTGTTGCCGATTTCGGCGTTGCCGCAAGACGGTCTTGGCTGTCTTTGACGCCCGCCGCAAACTGCGTCGCCGCAGCCGCGTCATCCGTACCGATCATGTCGGCATAGCGGGCGTCGACCCACCGCCCGAACGCGCCAAGGTATTCGGAGCCCGTCCAGGTCTTGAGCGGCTGGCCCTGCATGTCGCGCAGACCGGAGCCTGTCTGTTCGCTTTCTAGGATTTGGCCGAAACTCTTGTCCCGATCAGAGGCGCGGCCTGCCGTCTGTTCGAGCATGAATTGATTGCCCATCTGGCTCAGGCGATCACCCGAGCGGGAGAGCGTATTTGTCGCGCCGCGCCCGAAGCCTTCGAACCAGGACAGGTTTTGCAGATCGTCGCGGGCGAGCGCCGCGTTGTCGGGGCTGCGAAGCCAGTCCGTCAGGCGCGGCGAAGTTGACAGGATCGTCTTGTTTTTCTGTTCCTCGATCTTCTGCTGAAAGACGTTCCGATACTCGCGAACCATCGGCAGCGGCGGAACCGGGTTGCCCGTGGCCTTGCCGAACTCATTGGCAAGGTTTACGTCGCCGGCCACCTGATCCGGCTTCTCGTTAACCGATCCGAGAACGACTTGAGCCGCGCCGACGCCGCTCTGTTGCTGCTTATCTTTCCAGGCGTTATAGTCCGCGATTGTATCCATGAGGGCGTAATTCCTATGAGAGATCAGCAGGCAGGTTGGCGCGTCACGAATGCGGGCATCCGCAACGTCGCCTTGATCCTCTTTGGAATTTGGTTGGCGGGACAAATCGGCCTCGCCATTCGAGCCATCAGCGGTTGAGAACGAAATCCTCGTAGCGCTGCACAACCTCTTCCTCGCTGGGCTTGCGGCCAAGCTCGCGTTCAAGATCGGTCGAAATCCCGCGCCGCAGATCAACCGGGATATCGCCATACTTGACAACGACATCGACGCTTGAGTTGTCGCCGCGCTGACCCTCTTCGAACACGAAGCCGTCACGTTCAGTCGTTGAATTCATGGACCACGGCGTCTTGAGCGGGTTCCAGATCGAGCGCTCAGTTTGATCGCGGATTACCACCGGCAAGAGCAGGCGGTTGATCATCGACTGAATTTCCATCTGGTTCGGCGCTTTGTCGGTCGACCGTTTAAACTCTTCCATTTGCGCGGCCAATGCGTTCTGAAACTGAGCGACGCGCTTGGCTGCGTCCTCGCGCTCTTGGTCCTGCTTCCCGGCCGTTGTAATGCCCACAGCCTCAAGCTGAGTGTTGGCCTGGGAAAACGCCGTGGTGAGCGTCATCCCGTCTTCCTTCGCCTTACGCTGATCGGTCAGCGCCGTTGTCTGTTGACCGGTCAATTCCTTGATCGCCTCTTTCGACAACCGGTCGCGGTAATCGTTCAGGTCGACGTTGGCGAAGTCGGTCGGATTGGTCGCGGCATATTTGCGCATGTCGTAGAGCAGGCTTTCATCGCTATCGGCGGCGCGGCCCTTCGCGGCAGCGTCCATGTAGCTCCAGGCCGACGAGACCGCCGCCATGCCTGCTGCCTGCCGAACCTCCATCGGCACCTGATCGGGCGTCTGGCCCTGATCAATGTATTTCCACAGTTCGGCCTTGGCTGCTTTCTCCTGTTGCTCACCGGCCTTGCTCTGGGCTTCCAGCGCCGAATAGAGCCGCTTGCGCGTGGCGTCCCTCACATCAGGATCAGAGATCGCAGCCAGCTTGGTTTCGATGTCGTCATAAGACGGCGCGACCGATCGCGGCGCGATCGTGTTGCCCCTGGGCGCGACGGTTCCGGAGACTGCCGCCCTGCCCTGCGATCCCACCGGCTCGACATGCCACGGCTCATGCTTCATGGGGAAAAAGAGCCCGTATTTGCCCGCGTTCTCGTGGACCCAATCAACAACGTCCTTCGGAGCGCGGGCGAGGCTTTCGCCGTTGTAGGAAAGATCGACGGCGCGACCGTGCAAATGGTTCGAGCCCTTGGCGATGGTGCCGTTCGGCTTCCTATAGCCGGCCGGGAACGCGACCGAATGCCCGGTCTTATCGCTTTGCGCGAACAGCCTCTTCTGAACCTCATTCGAGCGATACCCCGAGAAAATCCCGAGCCCTTCACGAATGCCGGGAGGCGCGTCCTGCATCATGGCGGCGAGGTTGTCGGCAAAGCTGTTGTCGAGATACAGCGTATCGCCGGCCCGGCCTTGGTGAGAGGACCGTTTCTCAAGATACGCCTTGGCTCGCGTAGGCCCACCGCCACCGGGAGGAGCAACGGCCGGCGTTGCATCCGGCGCGCCTGGCACGGCGCGACCGCCTGACAGGATCGCCTCAGCCTCGCGCTTGGACTTCTCTGCGACCAGTTCCGTTTCCAGTGAGGCGTTCAGCGAGTATTGATCCGCGCCGGTCATCTGATCGGCGTTCGCCTTCATATACTTTTCGGCGGCTATGGCGTCGTCCTGGGCGAGCCTGAGCGTGATGTTCTTGTGCACGCCCGACACATAATCGCCCTCGCGCTGCTTGAGCGTGGCGGCGTCCCAGCCTAAGAGAGAACCTTGCTGACGTAGCTCAGCCTGCCCCGCCGCGATGTTCTTCGTCACTGTTGCCGGATTGTTGAAGTTCACCAGCGCATCGTTCGCGAACGTCTCGACACGCGCCGCCGAAGCATCCTTGAACCATGCCTTGCGCTCGCCCGCGCTGTGAACGATGGATTGCTGATAGACAGACTGTAGCCGGGCCTGCGAAGCCGTCTGGTAGGCGCGAGCGGCACCCGCCGACAGACCGGCCCCGAATTCCTTGCGCTTGTCTGCCGCCTCTTCCTCGAACGTCTTGCGCTGATCGACGGCGTTGCGGCCTTCCAGCGTCATAAAGCCGTTGTCGCCATACATGCGATTGCGCAGCCAGTCGGAATAGGAGTTGTCCGCGTCCTTGGCGCGCGTCACATCCTCAAGCTGCTGGACCTGGGTGACGGCATCGCCGAGATTGTCGAGACCACGCGCCGCCGACTGCATGCCGCGACCGATGCTTGCGCCAAAGGCGTCAGGCGTCGCGTTGGCCTCCAATCCTTGTTGGAAGATCGGACGAACTGAAACGTCAGACTGATATTCGGGAACGCGCGGCATCCTTCACCCCTACCCGATAGAGCCGATTTGAGACTGCTTGTACTGGCCGTAAGCCTTGCCCCCGCCAGTCAAAACGGTTCCGAGGGCATCGAGATAGCCGCCTGTGCTTGCAGCACTAGCGCTCATTCGGCTCATGGTCGCGCCAGCCCGCTTGTTGACCGCATCGACCTTGTAATCATACGCCTCGCGATTGGCATTGGTGCGGATTGTCAGCGCGTCGAGCTCGCCCATGACGGCGGTATCAACGAGCGTGTCGAGCGGCGATCCAAAGCTGAGATCGACGCCGTTCGCGGCCATCGCCGCGCGTTGCTGACCCTGGATGCCGGCGACCTGCTGACGCTTGCGCTGTTCCTCCAGAACGCCGCGATCAATGGCGTCCTTCGCCTTGCGGTCTGCAAGCTTGGCGTTCATGTCTTGGACCTGGGCGTTGTACTTGTTCGCCGCAGACGTGGCCTGGGCTTGCTGGATCGAGCCAGCCGCGCCGAGCAGCGTTGAGCCGATTGTCAGAGCTATACCCAGATCGCACATCAGTCGGACCTCAGTTCGAACAGCCTGAATTCATGCCCCCGGTATTCAATCGGATCGGAGAGCGTGAACCCGAGCCAGCGGAGCCAGCGGATCGACGCTCGATTGCGAACGTCGACAAAGTTCCTCAGCGTCGAATAGCGCCGTAACAGTTGGTCCCTAAACCCGACCGAGCGCCGCAGGAACGCCACATAATGGCGGTCAACCGCATCGGTACCGAGCAGCCACGGCGCGCCGACACCGGCAAGAACGTTGATGTCGCCCACGCCAAACATCACCTCAGGAACGCCGTCGATTAGCGCCGTCCAGGCGTGAGACGACTTGCGCAGCGAGAAGATCAGTGCGTCAGCCGGCGATCGGCCAGACGCGGCGGACACCTCATCGCGGTCGGCTTGGCGCATACGCCGGGCAATCGATCGAACATGAGCGGCGCGGGCCGGAACGATCCGGATATCAGCGACCGATTGTGACATCTGGCATAAGCGCAAGAATTGTCATCGGCAGCGGATCGAACTGCTTGATCCAGATGTTGCCGCCATCGGTCCAATCCCAATGCGGCGTCATCCTGATATCACCCGTGTAAAGGCCGATCGCTTCGTTCCACGCTTCGGTTGAACGCTGCTTGTACTCGACCAACGTGTTGGCATCGTCGCGTTCGCCGTCACGCGGCCCGAGGAAGATCCCGCGCGTATCCTGGACGCGCAACGTCACCTCACTGATCGACTTCGAGCGGCCCTGCACCGTGCCAAGCCCCCGCACCGATCCAAGATCGATATCGAGGGATTGCATCGCCGCAGTCATCGGCAAGCCTACGTGGACCTTGGTCGCGGGGTTTGGCAGCGTGACAGTACCGCCACCTGAGACAGTCAGATTGCGCACCACGTTGCCATTCGCGAGCGCGACGACAGACTGCCCCGCAAGATGACCAAGACCGCTGATCAGCGTCGCCTCCGCGCCCTCATAGGTCAGGCCGCAGTCGACAAAGAAAGCATCCTCAACGGTGTCGAACGCGCGCGAATGCAGCCTTTCTATGTAGCGCTTCGAAACGCCGCCGATGGTCCGCTTGACGATGAAGTACGGAACGTCCTCATTGCCTTCCGCGATGACCGTGACGCACTCGAAATAAGCGTCATCATTCGGGCCGCTCTCGTGATGCGTCCAAGCCCAAATCTCATGCTCTTTCAGGTATGTGAGCGAGACAAGCGAGCCGTCATCCAGGACAACCCACACCATCGAATAGGGAGCCTGAGCGAAGGCCCAAGAGACAATCTCTTTACCTTCGAATAGGTGGCGGGCGAGGATGGTCAAATCCTTACCCGTGAAGCTGTCTTGCGTGAACTCATAGCTGAAATCGCGGATCACGCAGCCGCGATTTTGCGGGAACAGTACCGTGTTGCCGACAACGACCGGCTGCACGTGCGCAGCGCCACGGAAACCCTGGTTATCGATCTTGATTGCCGAGGGCGTGATCGCGTCGGAATTCGCGCCGCCAGACACAACCCATTCCGCGCCCGAGGTGAGCAGCATCAGGCCACGGATAGGCAGAGCAGCCCTGATCTCATTGACCTGCCGGGCGCGAATGCGGAACGTCACGGCGTCACTGGCCTTGGCCGGCGACGCTACGCCAAAGTTCTCATAATTCGCCGACTGCGAAAGGTATGCGGCCTGAGGATCATTGTCCGTCGAGAAAAGCCCAAGGCGCTGTTCAACGAACGTGACACAGCGCGGATAGTTGCCCGCGCCGTTGAACGGATTTCTCGCCGTTTGAGGACCATCAGAAACATCGGAGACAATGTTTTCGTCGGTGAAATCGGTCGTTTCCGACGTGCCTATATAGCCATACAGGCCATTGTCTTCGCGGTAGACGATGTAGCGCCCCGCACCGGCCACGGCAGTCCAAGTCAATTCATTTCGGTTGCCTTTGTAGGACATGTCATTCGTCAGGGTCAGCGAAGCTGACGGTAGGCTTTCCTCGCCGGTATCGTCATTCACTGCCGAGACGACATACTTGGCATCCTTGCCGTAGATCGTGGTGGACGTTAAGCCTGTCGGCGTGGCTGGGGCTCCGGGATCGGCCGCGCCCGGAATAGCCGCGCCGTCGCCGGTATATTGATCCTGCAAGAGATCGACAGTCGTGCTCGTGGTCTCGACCAGAACGCCCGTTGAGCCGTCAGTGCGGTACACCCGGTATGACGAGGCTCCTACTACGGCGTTCCATGCGATGCGTATCCTCCTGCCGTCATCATTTTGATACTGAACATTCTCGGTTGTCGCAGCGGAGGCTGCGCTCTGCTCTCCACCAGCGCCAACGGACGTGACCTTGTATGAGATGTTCGCGCTGTCGCCGGATCGCCTTTTAAAATTAGCTGTTCCAACCAACCCCGTTGGCGCAACCGTGGCCGGCCCAAATGTCACAGATACAAGCGCCCAATCGTCATCGGCAAGGCGCTCGAGTTTTTTCACCGGATAGTTCGAATGCACGATGTACATGACATCGGCTTCTTGAACGAAAACCAGATCGGGGACGTCGGCGCTCGCATAGGGCGTCACGCACTCATAAGGAACGCCGCCCGACAGCACGACGCCGCCATTCTTGAAGACGCGGAAATAGAGGTTGCCGAACTCCAGCACATAGGATTGCGCGGTGTTGAACTGGAATGGCAGAAGCCACGTCTTGTTGGCGCTGGCCTTCACCTCGCGGACGAATTCAAAGCCAGCCCGGTTCGACGCCCCGCCGTGCGGATGCACGAACAGATTGAGCCCCGTCTTGAGGCCGGTCGCATACTTTGCCAGGTCGACGCGCGCCCACAGGGCAGGCGAAAGAACGCCGGCAGTGAACGAGGGTTGGAATGTACGCAGGGCCATTACGCGCGCTCAGTCACAAATTCGCTGTCATGGTCGGAGGTCTCGCGATCCTCATTCGCGTCCGCCGCCGAGGCGGTGTTTTGCGTCGCCTGGGCAAGCTGGTAGGCGTCGGCGCGCACCTTGGGATCGCGGGTCAGAGGCATCGCCATGCGAACGGCCAGATGCCAGGACAACGCCTCAATGAAAAGCGGCGTGTACTTCGTCGGATCGGTCAGCCGATAGGTGTAGCGGAGGAAGGCCGGCGACAGATCGCAATAGATCGTCTGGCCCTCGATCTCATGCGCAAAACCGAAGGCGTCGGATTTAGCCGCGGTTAAATCCGAAGTCTGGTTTTCCGTGTACGCAGGCCTGACATAGCGCACCTTGAGGCAGTCGGTCGGGCGGCGATAGGCGTAGCCCCAACTGCCCACCTTGTCGTTCGCGACTTCCGCCAGCGAGGCGGTCTTAGCCGCGAAGCTCCAGGGATAGACCTGGAGCAGCGTGTCGCGGACGTGATCATAGAACTGGTTGCAAGCGAGCGCCTCAGCCCCGGCGTCGGTCAAGGCGCTGATGTTGTCTTTGCCGAGATTGGACAGGGCGAGGTTGCAGATCGAGACGATTGAGGACATGCGAATTTACCCGTTCGGGAAGAGGACAGATGCCGCGTCGGGCTTCTTTTCCTTGGGCTCAAAGCCGGCTTCGATGATCTCGAATGACATTGAGCGCGAGCCATTCTTGCTGGCGCTGAGATTGGAAACGCGAACGGTGGCCGTCATGGTCATCTCGGTTCCGATATCCGGCTTGCCGAGATCGAGGCCATCCATTTGCTTTTCATCGAGACAGAGCGACGGGAAGTATTCGTCAGTGTTCGAGCCATACGGCTTGTCGAAATCGCCGTACTTCTGCGCAAGACTGGCCATCTTCGTCATGTCAGAAGCTCCCCGGCATCGTCACGACCGCAGCGGCGACACCGACGCCGACAGCCAGGCAAGACCAAAAGAGCGCAAGCGCAAAGTCGTAGATCGGCGTCATAGTGAAGCCCTTAGTTGCCCGCGAACCCGGTGGCATTGATGAACACGCCGCCCGTTACAGCGGTCAGGGTGACGGCCTCCAGAAGGGTGTTAGCCGTCCCCTTTAGCGGCGGATCGAACTGGATCACGCTCGCCGCAGCCGCATCGACAGCGCCGGTCTGGAGCTTTCCGCGCCAAAGCACGGTTCCGGCTGCGCCGTCGCGAATTGCCAATTCGGTCGCGGCTCCAAGCGCGTCATGAGCAACGGTCAGGGTCTTGAGATAATTCCTGATGCCCGCGCCGGCTGCGGCCTTGATGGTCACGGCAACAGCCGTGTTGACGATACCGCCAGTCGCGGCTGCGTAATTCCAGAACGTCGATGAAAGACCAGACTGTACGACCGCCCCATTCGCATCGTTTGCGCCGAGGTTTGAGGCCGGGTTGCCGCTCCCGTCGACAGGGACAACGCCTACAACCCGCTGCTCATTGTACAAAGCGGCCATCTGTCAGTCCCCCTGTAGTGAAAGGGGGAGGGAAGGCAAGCATTCACCGCGACATGCTGATCCGCGATTACTGGCTTGCCTCCCCTCCCGTTTAATCGGTCACAGCCTTAGGAGCAGCGCCAGGAGCGAGCCAATCCGGCTGAGTGGTGCCGAGAGCGTCGTTGATCTCGCTCTTGGCTCGGACAGGTGCCGGCGCATCGGCGAACGGCGCGGCCTCAGGAGCCTTGACCGTCACCGGCTTTGCCTTGCCCTTGCCCTTCTTCGGCTTCGGAGCTTCGTCGCCGTCGCCAGCTTCGCCGCCCTCGCCCTCGCCGGCTTCGGCCTCAGCCTCGACCTCGCTTGCGCCAACTTCCTTGCACCACTTGGGGCGGCGTTTTTCATCCGCCCATAGATCGTCAGGGACGCCGAACACATCGCCGGTTTCGCGGATAATGCCGCCGAAATAACCGCGCATCTTTGCGATGACCTTAGCCATTGGACTGAGACCCCATGACTGCGCCGGCCGTGATCTTGCCGAGCGTGGGAGCGGTGCCGGTCACGGTATAGTTGAGGCGCATATAGCGCTCGTCCGTGCCGCGCGGGATGAACTCGGGGATGATCACCTTGCCGAGGATGAGATCAGCCAGGACAACAGTCGTTGTCCACACGGTTTTCGCCGAGGCGAAACCCGCGTTGTCGTCGGTCTGGAGGGCAACGGCGAGCGAGGTGAGGTTGTTGAAAGCCTCAACCACCTGGACGCGCAACGGGATAGGCTTCCCCTTGCCGATGTCGCGGGCGAACCCGGCGTTGATCGGGCCGAGATCGATAATGTTGGTGCTTGCCGCCGTCGCCGTGATCGCCTGCGCGTCGGAAAGCAAAGTCTGCTGGTCGAAAATCATTGCCTTGCCTTTCGTTGAAATCCTGCCCGCCGCCAGATGGCGACAGGCTCAAGCGTTGAGCGATTAGATCGCGACCGAGCCGACGAGTGCTTCGGTGTTCAGAAGCGCGTCGGTCATGCGGATCGGGATTTCGCGATAGGTGCGAACAAGCTTACCTTCGACCTGGGCCTGACCCAGCGCGGTATAGTTCGGGTTGGCGGCGATCAGCGCGCGGTCGGTTGACTGCGCGTCCAGGACTTCCAGAACCTGACGGTTCATGTAGCAGGCCGACTTGCCGCCAAGCGCGCCGATGCCGTACACCTGGAACATGCGGTAGTAGGCCTTGCGGAGCAGCGCCCACACATCGACCGTGCCGGCCATCATGTCGGAAACGTCGATATTGGCGATACGGACGTTGTAGCGGTAGTCCTTGACGAACGCGCCCATGTCCCACTGGAACGTGGTGACCTTGGCATAGTAGGGATCGCCGTTGCCGTCGAACACCTTTTCCGTACCCTTGTCCTCGACCTGGACGCCGGCCTTGCTCGCCTTCGGGTAGAGCAGCGACGTGGCGTGATCCGCCCAGGTGACGAACCAGATCGACGTATTGTCGGCACCCGAGCCGCCGCCGTGGATAACCTGGTTGGCGATGTTCGGCTTGGTCGGGTCGGGAATGTTGGTGTTGTAGAGCGAGAAGCGCGGCGACAGGCCCTTGAACTTTTCGGGCGTAGCGTCGGTGTTGTGGTAGAACATGCCCGTCGCCATTTCCTGGTTCATCACCTCCAGGTACGGCGCGCTGTCCACAAGGCGGGCCTTGGCCGGATCGGGCGCGAGCTTGAGCAAGTTCACGTCGATTTCGGAACGCGCCTGGAGGAAACCGGTCGTGTCATCGACCTGCTGCATGGTGGACTTGGACGCCTTCACGCCCTTGTAGAGCCGGCCCCACGAGACGGTAGGATAGCCAGTGCGGATGGAATGGCGGTGAAGCGCGTCCATGTTGCAGGGCGTCGCGATCGCGTCTTCCAGGATCGGGTTGTTCTGCTTGAGCAGTTCAATGACGGTGCCTTCGGCAGACGCCTTGTGCATGTCGATTAGCTGCGGGTAGGTGTTGCCGATGGTTGCCATAGTTCATTCAGCCTTTCGGTGCGTCGTTCGGAAACAGTTTGTGAGCAGCATCGACGGGCTTTCCTTGCCCTTCCGCGCCGCCAGTGGCCGGTTTGTCTTCCGAGATCATCGCCCCGACCTTCGCCATGAAACGGATAAGCTCGGGATGGTTGCCGCCACCACTCGCGTTGAGATATTCCTTGAGGCCGGGCGAACCGAGGGCGTTGACGGCGCGCTGACCGGCCTGGACAGTGCCGTCCCATTTGTCGCCGCCGATCTCGCTATCCTTCTTCGCGGTATCGACCCAGCCGGATAGGGTTTTGCCCCAATCTTCGACGCGCTTCGCGGTGCGCGCGGTCTCGATTTTCACATACTCATCGGTGAGTTCCTGAGCCTCGCGAACCGTCATCTGCTTCGCGGCGAACTTCGGGCCGAGCGCGTCGAGCAATTCCTGATCGACCGTGACGCCTTCCGGCATCGTCAGCACATACTTGCCGTCCTCGGGAATGGCATCGAGCGCCTTTTCGGCGTCGGTCTTTTCGGCTGGCTTGGTCTTGTCGTGCTCCGCCTTGGCGGCGGTGTTCTCGGCTTCCGACTTCGCCGGGTCGTTCTCGTATTCTTTCCAGTCGGCGGCAGGAGGATCGACCGGCTTGTCACCGGCAGGAGGGTCAGTGGGCTTTTCGGCCGGGAACAGCACACTCTCAGGCGTCGGCGGCACGACAACAGGAGCAGGCGTCCCGCCACCAGCGCCGCCGCCCTCGCCCTCGAAAGCCGCCATTGCGAAAGGCGATGATCCAGTCATCAGCGCCGCGATCCTATTCCTCATCTTCCGTCTCCTGTTTGGCGGCAGCAGCCGCACGGTCCATTGCTCTCAGGTTGGCGATTTCGAGCAGTAGGCGCGGATAGAAACGCGGGTCGACCTCATCGAGCTTTGAGATCAGTTTGCGTCCAGCGGCCTGGAGCCCGAGCGAATAGTTGGTTGCGTTCGTGTTCTCGCTCGCGAACGGATCGGCGTAGATCGCGCACTGTTCCAGCATCCAGAACAGGACGCGCTTGCCCGCCGCGAGCGCGAAGACTTCGGCGAACGCCCTTGCCAACTCATCGCGCTCGGATTGTTCCTGCGGAGACAGTTGTTCGCTCAAATCGCTCATGGGATCAGAGCCCAGATCATCCACGCAGCAAGCGTGACGATTAGCGCAATGCCGTGCATGACGGCGTTGCCGATGCCTTGCCCGATCTTCCCATAGTCATAGGCTGGGCTGCGATCTTGCTGCCATGTCGACCAGCCGAACGCCGCTGCCGTGATGAGCGCCGGCACAAGCCACCAGCCGAGTTGAATGGTGAAGGTCATCAGCCGATCCCGAGCTTGCTGAGCAGAGCGCTACCGCCTGGGTTATCCTGAGCGCCGGCCAGCACTGCCGCAGCGTCCGCGCCCTGCTTTGCGGCAGGCGCAACGGTTGCCATCATTTCGGCGTTCTCAGCGGCTTGCTGTTTCTGCGCGCGCGCCTGTCGAACCTTGGCGACCTTATCGTCAGGGATGACGATGGACGGCGGGACGCCGAGATAGTCGAAATACACGTCAAGCGCTTCGTCGCCGTCGAGCTTGTCGAGCACTTCGGGCTTGACTGAGGCAAGCTGTCCAGCGAACGCAAAGCCGCGTTCGATGCTGCCCGTGGCGACGGCCTTCTGAGCCTGAGCGAGGATCGAGATATACTCAATGTTGAGTTCCTCCCCATGCAGATCAGGCGGCGGCGGCGGCAGCATTCCGCGCCGACCCATGATCGCGAACGTGCGATCAATCACCGGCTCCAATTGCCCGCCGTAGACGTTCTCCAGCACCGGCCCGAGGGCGAGCAACTTTTCTTCCTTGCGCTCCGCAATCTCGAACTGATTGCGCGGCTGGATGCCTTCCATGTTGGCGAGCATCAGGAACAGATCGGCATAGAAAACTTGCTCGATATGCTGGCGCAGATCGCGGATATCGGCGGTCAGGTGCGACAGGTCTATGTTCACGTCCATCGCCGCCCGGTAGCCCTTGCCGGTCGGGTCATCGACATAGGTGACAGAGCCAGGCAGCAGCGAAGCCGGGTTGTTCCTCATCGACGTTGGCCCAGTCATCGGCGGGCGAACTTTCTTGTCGATCGCTTCCCACTTGCGCTTGGTCTCAAGCTGCAAGCCCTTCACGTCACCAAGCGCTATTTGCCCCGGCGACAGGGCATAGTGATCGTCGCCGGCAAGCTCCCACGGCGGCGCGATGATCGGGTTTTCATCGAACCCGCTTTCCTCCAGCAATTCGCCGGCCATGCCGCCAGCGGTCATGCTGTCTTCCCAATAGTTCGACAGGAACGCCTTGTTCTTCTTGTCGATCCTGGAGGCGTCGCGGTTCAGGCGCGGCTCGACCGCATGCCAGATGTCAAAGCGTTCGTCATACTTGCTTTGATCCCACATCTGCTTGATGCGAGCGCTTACCTTGTCGTAGCCGAAGCGGCTGACGACGCGCTGCACCGACCAACGGAAGGTGCGATAGAGCGTCGTAGCGCGGCCCTTCTCATCGCGAGCGATCCAGAAGCGACCGTGCAGCAATTGCTGCATGCGAACCGTCGCCTCTTCGTCTTCGACCAGGAGGCCGACCGATTGGCCGAACTGACCAAGATCGCCATAGCCAATGTGAAAGGCGTTGTAGACGTTCGATCCCGCGAACACCTCGCGCATGCGCGTCTCGACTTCGGCGAGGTACGTCTTGACCGGAGCGAAGTCTTTCAGATCGGGATCGTTCGTTGCCAGCCGGAACCACGGGCGAGCCGGCGACGTGATGCCGGAATGCATGCCCGACGCCAGCGTTCGCAACGCCTTGGTGCCAGTGCTGTCAAGGATGCTTGCGCGGCTCATCGCGCCTTCGTTCGTGTTCGACAGGCGCAGGCGCGTCGGCTCGATGAATTCGGCGAGCGGACGCCAGACCGTTTCCCACGGATTGCGAACGGTTTTCAGTTCCTCAGCGCGTCGGCGATGATAGGCGACCTGGGTTTCGTTGCGCGCGGTGTTGACGGTCATGCGAGCCCCTGCGCCGCATTGGCGATGGCGAACCAGAGAGCTAGGACGAACGAGATCAGCGAAGCCGCCGCCAACAGGGCGGCGATCATCCAGGCGTCAACGCGCTTCTCAATGTCCGCCGTGGCTACCCACAGCAGGCTTGCTGCCGACGACACGCCAAAGGCGATCGACAGCAGAATACAAAGCATCGCCCACGCGCCCATGGTGATCTCACTGGCCCAGGAGGGTTTTCTTGTCGGTTGGGGCCGCAGCCGTGACGCCCGAGCCCGAGGTGAGGATCGTGTTCGCGCCCGAGCGCAGCTTGTCGGTCGCGCGCTTGCCGACGCCCGCCCTCACCGCGCCCTGATCGGGCTCACGCATCGCGGCGGTTTCAGGCGGCAGCGTCGGCTCATCTTGGTTTGGCGTGTTGAACATGCACATTGCGGGTCACCGGCAAGCTGGAGGGTCTTTGATCGACCACTACGGCTTGATGGTTGCCGGCACGAACACGCGCCTATTGGAAAGGATCGTAATCGACCGCCGCTTGGTTCTGTTTGCCGCCGCCAAGAATGGTGCGGTCTTTCTTCGCCACCGGCTCAGCGAATGTCAGCGCCAGCGCATCGCCCTTGTTCGGCGATGGCATGCCGCGCTCTTTCATGTCCTCTTTGCTCTCAAGCTGGATTTTGCCGTCCAGGCGCGGCACGGTCTCAGGCCCGATGATGTCTTGATAAAGTTCCTCATCGCGCGGGTCGATTGCGCCGCCCGCCTTGAGCCACTTCTTTTTCATGCCCCACATGTATGCGCGCTGGTTGAGATAGCCGGGATCGACGGACTTGCCTGAGAACCAGATTAAACGCCACGAACGGCCCATGACTTGGCCGGCGCTGACAATGCCCGTGCCATAGCCGGCGTCCACAAACACCGCGTCGGCTTGATGCTCATCCTCCAGGCGCGCAATGAGGTTCGCCACCTCAACATCGTTGTCATTGCGGGCGATGGTCGCGAGGCTCTTGGAGTAGAGCCCTTGCCTCAGCATGATCTCAAGCTTGTCATCGCCGGTCCAAGCTGGGTCGACGCCGATGATGACAGGCGCAAAGCTGTATTGCTCTTTGCGCAGATGGACATTCCGCGCCTTGTCGGCGTCGGTCTCGCTGATGAACTGCATGGCTGATTGCGCTGGGAACTGCCCCCGAACACGCACCTTCACGATGTCGCTGTCTTCTCCGTTGTCGTCAACAAGGCGCTGGAGATAAGCCTTGTTCGTGCCGGGGACCGTGCGGCTGTCTATCTGCCGCTGGACCCAGCGATGCCGGAAGCGCCGGAAGCACTCGCGGAAACGCCCGCTGTTGCGCGTCGGGTTGCCGAAGACGATCCAGATGATGACCGTATCTTCGTCGGTCAGTGCGCCCTCAGCGACTTCCCAAACCTTGTCATGAATTTTCGACGCCTCATCGAACAAGAGCAGGATGATCTTGCCTTCGTTGTGCAGACCGGCGAACGCTTCCGTGTTGTGTTCGCTCCAAGGCGTGAAGTCCTGCCGCCAGCTTTCGCCGTGCTGCGGATCGCGGCTCTTGATCGACGTGGCCTGCACATCGAACCAATGCGAGGTGAGCGAGGTTCGGAACCACTTGCCGATTTCAGGCGCGGTCTTGGTGCGCAACTGGCCTTCGGTGTTGGCCGTCGCGGTAATGCGCGCGTCAGCCCAACAGGACATAGCCCAATTCGAGAGCATGCCCATTTCGGCAGACTTGCCGATGCCGTGGCCGCTGGCGACGCTGATCTGCAACGGCTGGTAGCGCGTCGCGGGATTGGCGAGGTGATCTCGGATGACCTTGTTGATGTCGTCTTGCCACTCACGCGGGCCTTGGTGCTTCTCCAGGTTGCCGACGCCCCAATCCCATGCGACGCGGCTCCAGCGCAGCGGATCGAACCGGCAAGAGGCAGCGAGTTCGATTATCGCGTCGTTCGGGTCGACACGCGCGTTCATTGCGCCAACGCCCGCTCCAGTTCGTCGCCGCTCATGCACCGCATGTTGCGCGGCGTCTCATAGCAGGATGGTTGCGAGGTGCAGGCGGCCAGGAGCAGCGCCAAGGCGATCGCAATGAGTTTGTGCGCCATGGCGTTTAATCGCTTCCCGCGCGCTTGTTTGCGCGTGCCAGCCTATCGGCCAGACTGTCGAGCCCGGTGATTGCAACCTGTTCCTCGAACGCCTTCACGCCTACGTGCTTGCCGATCAGTTCGACGCGACGGATGCGATCCGACAGTTTTACCTTGCGCACGGTGCCGATGCGCTGACGCTCCTTACCGAAGCCGTCAAAAAGTTCCTCGACCTCGATCCCTTGCACGAGACCTTGACGCCAGATCAGCGGCCAGTCGTGGACCGGCAACAGCTGGCCCTCATCGTCGTAGAGATCAGCGATATCGGCGACCGCTTCATCGGCGAGGCGCTTGAGCACCCATGCAGCGTCAATCTTGGTCTCTTCGGAGCGCTCAACTTTGGCGGCGTTGATCGCGGCTGCAACTTCAACATTCTCCAACAGTCGCGGGCCTTGAGCATGCGCCGTCTTGGCACTGTAGCCAGCCCGAATAGCCGCCTGAGTTGCGTTCAGGTCGATCAGGTATTCACGTACGAATTGCTCTTGTTTTGGCGTCATCGCCCACGGTCTCAATCTCAGCATGCATTAGGCGTTGAGATTTAAGCACCAATGGTTGTTGCGAGCGTCACCAATCACGAAGGAGGTTTGGAAGGACGTTTCTAAGAAGCACCAAAACTTTTCCACAAGGCCAGATTTCGAACTTATATAAGCCAGCCTATTTTATAAACCGATGTACCGACCCTGATTAAAAAGTTTACTACTCTCTTAGAAACCATTCAGTCACTATATAAATAATTGATTTGATTGCATTTTTTGGAGCGGAGAGGTTTTTAAGGGATGATTTTTGCGATTGTTCACAAAATTCCTTTGTATTCGGAATATCGTTCACAGCATTATATATCCGCCTGTAACACGGCCTAAAAATATTCCTTAAAAACCTGCTTGCGCGACTAAGTGGATTGTGCGAAGCGTTGTGAAAGTCACAACATTCATACGAGAGCGCAACATGATCCTGTCTGACCGCGAGCAGCGTGTTCTGGTATACATGTCTGAGGACGTGCCGCCTGAATATGGCGTGTACATGCGTGCGATCCGCGCCGCGGAAGTGATCGAGCCCCGCAACGTTCGCCGCGTGGTTCGAGCTCTCGCCCGGAAGGGAATGGTGAAGCTCTTGACGCTTTCCAACCCCGCTGATTTCTACATGGCTGGAAGCGGATATGTCGTGACCAGCGCCGGCCGCGCCGAAGCCGACCGTCTCAAGGATGAGGTGGTGCTGTGAGCCGGGTCAAGAAGCCTAATGCGATCGCCGAGGCCGCGCGCAAGAAGATCGCCGGAAACCCGGAGCTTGAGGCCGCAATGCGCGAAGCCTGGTCGGGCGTTCAGACCTTGATTGAGGCCCATATCGAGGCGTCGCCGAAGAAATGGAAGGCGTACGAGGCGCACCACGTCACCAGCGCCGCGCGCCTCGCCATGCTCACGGCATTTGTCGACGGCAAGTCGACGGCTGAATGCGGCCTCGCTGCGCTTAGGACGATCGGGCAATGACACGCGATTACATAGGCAAAGCAGAATTCGACGGCGAGAGAAACGCCAACATGCGTGAAGCTCGCCGGCGAGACGTTCCGGTTAAAATCTGCCTCGACTGCTACGCCGTTAATTACGCGGCGGTCCGCGTATGCACTCAATGTTTCTTCACGTTCCCTCGAAAAGCCGAGCCGTCGAAATGACCTCCCTCGCCCGCGTCATCGACTATGAGACCACGGGAACGCCCGAGGACGCCGAGCCCGAGGTGATCGAAATGGGATGCTATGACGTCAATATGACGTCACGCCTGCTTGTCCATCAGAGCGCTTTCGCTTCGCTTTGCCGCCCGCGCGGGCCGATCCCGCCAGTCACTAAGGCCGTCCACCACATCAGCGAGGAAGACGTTCAGCATGCGCCGCCCGCCCGCGACCTATGGGACCGACTACTTACCGGCAATGGCGAACCGCAATGGCTTGTCGCGCACAACGCCAAGTTTGAGCAGCATTTCACGCCGCCGTGGGGCATCCCCTGGATTTGCACCTATAAGGTGGCGCGCATTGTCTATCCCGACGCTCCAGGCCACAGCAACCAGGCGCTACGCTATTGGCTGGAGTTGCCATGCGATCGCAAGCTTTCCGATCCGCCGCACCGCGCCTTGCCCGACGCCTATGTGACGGCACATCTTTTCAGCCGGCTCCTGGAGCACAAGACGCCCGAGGAAATGGCAAAGATCAGCGAATACCCGGCGCTGTTGAAGGTGATGAAGTTCGGCAAGTACCGACGCCAAGGGATCACCATCACATTCGAGCAATGCGCGCAGAGCGACCCGAGCTACCTTGAGTGGATCAGGGACGAAAGCGACATGGACGAGGACACCAAATTTTCCGCCCGCTACTGGCTGCAAAAGAGGACGAAATGAACCACATTAAAGTTGACATCAGATCGAGCGCCCCGATTTTCATAGAGGCAAACGCGGATACATTTGGCCGCATCTTTGCAGCCATGAATAGCGAGGATCAGGTATCCGTTCTCAGCGCGATAGAGGAGCATCTGAGACCTCACCCCGCGCAATGGGACTACATTTCATTTGAGCTTGAGAAGCCCGAACACGCGCGGGTGCGAGACAAGCTTAAAGCGATGCTGCTCCCTGTAGGTCTGGCTATTCAGGAAGAGGCTACTGCCTTCGCTGACGAGAACCGCACGTCTCAGCTTGAACGTGCCGAGAAGGCCGAAGCGGAACTTTCCCGCGCTATGTCACTCTTGGAACGTCATCGCGCGTTAGCACCAAAGGTCATTACTGCGCTGATGAATAGAAACGGGCGCGACGATCTCTTAATATTTGGCATCAATCGGGATGACGATGCATCTCGCGCCTTCCTCCAAGAGCAAAAGAGGACGAAATGAGCACCAAGGAAATACCGGCAGACGTGATGGTTGCCGCGACCGATGTAGCGCGGCGCTGGTATCACGAAGAATGGGAACCAGAGAACTACATTCAACAGAAACTCATAGAAGGCATCGCCCGCGCCATCCTTGCCGAGCGCGAGCGGATCGCCAAGCGGATCGAGGCGACATACCGAAACGAGGAAGGCGAAGCTTTGCGCGCTACCTTCATCGTCCCCGAGGCCAAAGACGGCTATTTGCAAGCCTGGCATCAAGCGTCAGATGTCGCCGACTTCGTGCGGTACAACCCGCAATGAACTACGCCGCCCGCCTCGCCCGAGAGGACGCCATTACCGAAGCCTTGCGCGCCGCCAACGACGCAATAGGCGACGAGACGCCGACCGACCAGGCATTCAAAATCATCGACGCGATTAAACGCATGCGCGAAGGCCAGCCGGCGCGCGTCACGTCGACCGACCGCCGCGATTACCTCGCCGAGGTGCAGGAGAAGGCGCGCGCGGCTTGGTTCGCGGCGGCACAAGGCCCCGAGCATGACGCAACTGCCGGGATCGACACCCCGCTTGGACGCCTACGCGCGACCACGTGGCGAAGGCCTTGGGCCGGCGATCGCGGCGAGCGGATCGCATGGGCGAGCGAGTACTACCTAGACGACAAACCTATCACTGTCGCGGAGATCAAGGCGACTGGCTTGGCTCAACGACCAACAACAAGAAAGAGGCGGAAACCTTAGGCAGCAATACCCCAGCAGAAGCGGCAAGGAGGCCCAACTATTGTGAGTGCATACGCGCAGGAAAACGACATAGACGCATTTGTGAGTGACGGAGGCGGCGGCGATAAGATTACAGTCATGATGATGCCAGACCAACGCCGCTGGCAGTTTGCGAATATTACGCCTGAGACAGCCCGCCAGCTGGCCCAGCGTTTGACCATCGCCGCGAACGACGCGGAGAAAAACACCCCCGCACATTGATTTCTACTGGCCTGCGGCCCGGCGAAAAAGTCGGGCCAAAGCCGTTGACACCTTATATAAACGGGTCTAGTGTTGCGATTAACACAACAGAACAACATGGATCGCAACATGACACGCCTTGGAATGAACCCGCGAGCCCAAGGGCTGCATCGCCTTCTTGGCGTCTTCTACATCGAAGAACACGGCGATCTCGGCAAGACGGAAGACGGCTTCCACATCAGCATGCGCAGCCGCGCCGTGAGTGAAAATGACATCACTCTTTCGATCGAATGCCACGATGCGGCCGGCTGGTACGTGGCCGGCGAGTACCGCGATCCGATCACCGTCTGCTCACTGTTCGAAGACTGGCGCAAGCGTTTCCGTTGCCGCCTTGTCGCGACGCATCCCGACGCGCCTAACCGCCTGACCGTGGCGAGGCACTGACATGCGCGTTCTCGTCGCCTGCGAATATTCCGGCACCGTCCGCCGCGCCTTCGCCAATCGTGGTCACGACGCTTGGTCGTGCGATCTCCTCCCGTCCGAGGATCGTAGCAACAAACACATCATCGGCGACGCCCGCGAGCTTCTTGGCGACGGCTGGGATTTGCTCATGGTGGCGCACCCGCCTTGCACCCGGCTTTGCAACAGCGGCGTTCGCTGGCTATCGGTCCCGCCGCCCGGCAGGACGGCGGACGACATGCAGCGCGAGCTACGCGAAGGCGCGGCGCTGTTCTCGGCTTTCTGGAATGCGCCGATCGAGCGCGTTTGCGTCGAGAACCCTGTGATGCATCGCCATGCCAAGGCGCTGATCGAGAATTACCAAGATCCCGCGCAGTCGGTCCAGCCTTGGCAGTTCGGCCACGGCGAGGTGAAGCGCACATGCTTTTGGTTGAAGAACCTCAAGCCACTCACGCCGACCAACATTGTCGACGGTCGCGAGCCCCGCGTTCACCACGCATCGCCCGGCCCGAACCGCTGGAAAGAACGGTCGCGGTTTTTCCCAGGTATCGCCGAGGCCATGGCCGACCAGTGGGGCGGCGACGTTACATATTCTGGGTCTAAATCCGATCTGCACCCAGAATATGTCACGCGCCAACTCGACCTTTTCGGAGGGCGCGCAGCATGAACCACTCCCCGAAATTCCGCTCGCCCTACCACACGACCGGCGCGGATTTAGCCGCGGCCTTGGGCATGAAGCCCCGCGCAAAGCAGGAGGTGCACGTTCTCACCAAGCGCTACGGCGGCGGCATGGGCGAGCGGATCACCGTGCTTGTCGACGGCGAATACTACGATGTCCGCCAGCGGACGCTTGATGCGCTCAACATGGGCCAGACGCCCGCCGATCTGGAGCTTGAGCCAGCCGACCCGGAAGACGATTTCAACGATGACTATGAGGGCAAGTAGATGACCCCGTTCGCCTCAGTTGCCCTATTCCGTCGCAACGGCGGTGTCGTGTTCCGGCCTCCGCGCAAAGAGCGCCCCAACGACGCCACCCAGGCGCGCAAGGCCGCTATGCGGTTCTGGAGCGGCATCCACGGCGAGGCGCTGATCAAGGTGTTCCTTGTCCGCGAGTTCGCCGGCAAGCTGGAGCTCAGCGAGCGCGGACCCGCAGACGCCCTCTGGAAAGGCTACGACCGCGAGATCAGAGGCGCGGAGGCCGAGCCCCACATTGCGGCCTGCCTCATCGAGCTTGGCGTTGATCCGAACGTTGCGCCGCCGCCCCTGCCCGACGTGCTGAACATCAACGGGTTTGTTTACAGGAGAGAGATATGAGCGAGATCGACTGGGTAAAGGTCGCAAAACTGGCAGGCGAACACGGTGTTCGTTACCGTACGAATGCGTCGTTTGAAGCTTTCATCCGCGCCCTTGCCCTTCCCTCCCCACAGGCACAGCCGCTGGAAGAGGTGACGGAGAAGCAGAGTGCAACCGAAAGAGCACTGCAAGCCGCAGCCGATGCAAATGGCGGATACATCAACGCCAAAATAGTTCGCATCGTAATGGCCGCTTTGTCCGCACAGGGTGCAGCGTTAGCGGTCTTTTGGGGTCGGAAACTTCGTGCGGCGATAAATCGGGCTGATCCGGCCGAAGGAGCTCCCGGCATACCCGCAGACATCATGAAGGCGGCTACCGATATCGCCTATTCCGCCGAGACCGGCGTTCCAGTCGGAAGCTTTCCGGGCGCTGTCTATATCGCCCGCGCCATCCTCGCCGAGCGCCAGCGCTTCGTTGCCGACTTCGACGGAGTGGCAGACGCCGGCATTGACGCGGCGGTTGCTGCCGAGCGCGAGCGGTGCATTGAGGCAGCAAGAGCGGCGGGCAACTTCGGCGACTATCGGCGCGGCGAACTAACCGCGGATTTCGGCCAACCCCGATTCGACATGATGAACAGCATAATATCAGCCATCGCCGCCCTTTCCCCTGTCGCTGCACCATTGCAGGAGGTGGGGGAGCGGCGGGTGCTTGACGATAGCAACCTTCATGGATGGGCACACCAACAGCACGATTTCTTGCGCCAGCACGCCGAAGTATTCACGAACGAATTGGGCAATGAAATCCGACTGGTCGCCTGGGTCTCCGAAGGCGACCCTCTCGCGGTCCGCTACATACTTGATGGACCGCGCAGTCACACATCTCAGCAGATGACACCGATGGAGGCGGAACAACTCATTGCCCATCTTCGCGCGGCTCTCGGCTGGCCTGCTGCGCTGCTCTCATCCAATGCAGAGCCAGCAATAAACGCGGACCTTCGGTCGCGTGAGGATTTCCATAGCCACCCGGTTGACCAATTAGCCTTTGAATTGGCCTTCGAGCTTGAGGAAGCCGATCTCGACAAGAACGATTACGCCATGGTGAACCGCGAGAAGTTGAAAGCAATATCCAGGCGCATCCTGGCTCGCGACCATCCCGCCCCACCAGCGCCAGGAGAGGCAGACGTTCAATGAACACCGCCTTCCTGCTCATGGCGCAATTCGACGGCGCAGCTGTGATCCCGGTCGAGAAGGTTTGCAGCGAATATTTCAGCCACCTCACGCCGACGCAGTTTGCGCGCAAGGCGACCGAGGGCGAGATTGACTTGCCCGTGGTCAGGATCGAGACCAGCCAGAAGGCGGCGAAGGGCGTGCATCTGCTCGACCTCGCAGCCTGGATTGACAATCGACGCGAGGCCGCAAAGAAAGAGAACGACCAGTTACAGGGCAGACGATGA